GCCCCTTGTAGCGCTAACAAAGCACTTGATACTAGGATGATGATAAAGAGCAGCAATTTCTGATGATTCCATATTACCATGAACTAAATGAATCTTTGGAAATTGCTTTTTACCTATAGCAGAAATAATCTGCTTCATAACGTTTTTTGTTATGTTTCTATCAATTGTCGTGCCTTTACCCATGTTGGTTTTAAGAACAATACCAACATCTGGGTTATCTCTAAACTTTTCACAAAGCCATGCAATTGTGTTAAAGATATTTTTTCTATCTGCATCAGCTGACTGAGAAGTTAGTTGAGAAATTATTAAAAAGTTAAAAGATGTAGAAAAGTTAAACCTTTCATCACTGTTAACAATTTCCAAAGATTCTTCTTCTTTGAGAACACTATGATTAAACCACTCAGGAACAACAGAGATTGGTGTCATTAAAACACCCGATCTTCTAACAACATTCTTTGTAAACGTTGAAGGTACAATTATGTGATCCATCTGATTGCATTTTTCAACCCATTGTGGATTACAACGATCAGTCTCAACAAAGGCAGAAACGCCAATGTTCTTTTTACCTAACTTAACATCCCACTCATCAGGAAGCTGAACCTGAACTGAAACATCAAATGGAGGATCAAGTTGTTTAGACTTGGACATGATCTCACCGACCAACCCGTTTTCTTTTTCTGGATTGACCATCCAGGGTGTTAGACCCCAATTTAAACACTCAACCTTTAAATCAATGTCTTTTTCGTTAAGCCATTCAAAAAATTGTCTAGAGTGTACTCCGTAACCGCTTGTGGTGAGAAGAGGTGCTCTTAATAAAACTTTCACAAGGTCTCCTTAAAATTCAATTTTTTCCCAATTCTTTCTTTCACTTTTGAACCTTTCTAGTGTTTCTAGCATTGTATCATGCCACAAATCAATAGTTTTTTGATATCCAAATTCTTCAGAAACATATTTTAATACTTTTTTACTTAAATTTTTTCTCTTTTCAGGTTTCATCCTGAAGAGCTTCATAATTCCCATTGCAACACTTTTGTTGCTAACATAATCTTCATAAATGTAAGGAACAGTTTGACTTCCCACAAGTGATTTAAGCTCAATGTCAAGAGCTACCCCGTTTTGTGTTTTAGTTTTGTGATTTACAACTTGTCGAGTTAAACCACCTGTTTTTGCAGCTACAATTGGTGTTCCTGTCATCATTGCTTCTAGTGTTGCTAAACCAAAACCTTCAGCATAAGAAATGTTTAAACAAAAGTCTGAAATGTTATATAACACATTCATTTTTTCAAAATCTAGTCTATCTCTAGAGAAGAAAACATTGTTTTCAATTCCCATCAATTCGGTAACTTTAAAAAGATTTGGACCTTCATTATCTGTGGGTTCTGTGTGCATGATTAGTGTTGCTTTTCTATGACCTTTTGTAAGCTCAAGTTTATCAAGAAACATTTTCCAAGATTCTAAAACATCGTTTGGTCGCTTTCTTTTTGCATTTCTGTTTACCCAAATTCCTACAAAATGATCACTTCTATCTTCTCCTAAAAGTTGAGTTTTAAAAGTAGCTATTTCTTCATCTTTCATTTTAAAAAACATGTCAGGAGGGAGAGAGTGAGGAACAAAGTTTGTTTTTTCTGGAAAATGTTCACTAACCATTGAATATGTTAAGTGTGAATGACAATTTAAAAGATCTGTTGCTTCATAAAAAGCTTGATTAAACTCTGGATATGGGTAATTATCCCATACATGCCACCAAACAATTGGACAAACCTGATGAATTTCATCCTCCATCTCAAACAACCAAACGAAAAAACGTGGGTCTGTAAAGATAAAAAGAATATCGGGTTTCTCTGTTGCTAGTGCGACTCGTAAAAGCTCAGGACTACCAAAGCCATCAATAGGTTTAATAATAAAATCTTCATTAACAACAACAGTTCTGTAATCAGAATGCTTAAGTGCTGCACCAAATTGTCGAAAAGTCCAATTTCCTTTCTTAATCAAGCCATTAATCAGATGTCTTGTTTGTGTTCCAACGCCACTTGTTGAAAGTGCATGATCAGAAAGAACCATGACTTTCAATTTTTTGTCTTGTTCCATAGTTTAAATTTCCTTATCAGAGATATAACAATAGTAACACTCTACGATAAAAAGTAAACTATTTACAATATTCTGTGTTCTCGTAAGGACAAAATTTGCAATTATTTCTATTTTTAAGAAACATTCCTTTTCTAACAGACTTAATCATGTTTCTCATTAGTTTTACGCCCTTCTCAAGTGTCTTAGGGCCTACTGAGACAGGGACAATATCACAAACTTTTCCTGGTTTTGCCCCTCTCTTAAGAAGAATAAAAGCACATCTAATGTCTTTCAACGGAACATTATGTTTAATAGACCAAAAGTGCTTGTATAGAATTAACTGTGCTGTCATTCCTAAGTCTTGCTTCTTGTCTCTTCTCCACCCATAGGATCCTGCAGTCTTCCAATCAATAATCCAGTATTCATGTCCTTTTCCTCGTTTTTTAGGAACTTTTAAAACGCCGTCAATAAAACCCTTGAAAGAAAGAGGTTTTGAAAGATTATCAATTGGCTCATATAACTGCTCTTCAGCATTAAAACACTCCCACCCGGGAAAATGTTCATCCAAAAAAGAAAGAACCTCATCCCAAGAATTGTTTGCCCAAGATTCCCAAACTTCAACAGGTTCGTGTTTGTACCAGCCGGGTTGTTTAGAATACCACTCAGGGTTTTCGAAATCAGCATCTAACCATGCTTTTTTCATCTGCTTGATTATACTATCCCTGTCAATCTGCCTGCTCTCTATTAAAGTCTCACAACCTGCGTGAACTGCAGTTCCAAAATGAAGATAGGGTGAATCTTCAAATGTATCAATCTTGTCAATTTGAGCCAACTTGTGTTGCCATGGACATGTTTTCCATTGTTTTATTTCAGAAAAAGAAATATGTGGCTTACCAGTTGGAAATAAATTTTCTTGACTCATCTTTAACATCCTTTCATTGTTACAAATGAAAGATACACAAAAAAGACAAGATTTACACTAGTAAGAATTAATCATATCTTCAAGTGAAAACATTGGACCCCAACCAAGCTCTCTTACTGTTTCTTCAATGTCAGCTAAAGTTTCTTTTACTTCAGCAGGCCTCTCAGGAATGAGTGAAACAACTGGGTTAGAATGAATTAAATTAGCTAATTCAATCATTGAATAGTTTTTTCCTGTCCCTACATTATAAATCTTAAACGGAATCTCAGAAGCAGAAGCATTCATTGCACAAATATTCGCATTAACAACATCTTCAATATAAGTAAAGTCTCTTCTTTGATTTCCTGGAGAAACTATTGTCATTGGTTTGTTTTCCTTAACTTGTCGTTTAAACAAACCAATAACTGGCGCATATTCTCCCTTCAAGGGTTCTCTAGGACCGTAAACATTAAAATATCTTAAGACAATACTTGGAACATTGTATAGTTGATTATATAACTTACAAACTTGCTCACCCATCCATTTTGACATTGAGTATGGGTTCAAGCAGTCAGTTGGCATATTTGGCTGAAACGGAATTGAATTCTGATGACCATAAAGTGAAGAAGTACCAGAATATATTACTCTTTTAATTTGATACTTTCTGGACCACTCTAGAACCCTCTGTGTACCTACTACATTTACTTCAAAACAACTACCTGGAGAACCAATGGTTGGTTGTATTCTGCTTCTTGCTGCTAAGTGAAAAACATAATCGACTCCTGTGAATATTCTTTCACAAGAGTCGTCTTTAGATATATCTTTTTTAAAATAAAAAACCTTGTCATTTAAAGATTGATGATAATAAAATATTTCATTTTCTGGTGCAGAAAGATCATCAATTACCCTGACTTCATGACCTAACTTGACCAATCTATCAACAATGTGTGACCCAATAAAACCACAACCACCAGTTACAACACTAACTGTTTTCATTTTTTTTACTTACAGCACCAGGTATGTCATACCAATCTAGATCTTTTCTAACTTGCTTGTTTTTCTCCCAAGCACCTTTCATAACATCTGGGGTAACACCGAGCTCTTCAGCTCTTTTAATCATTGCATTTAAATCTTTTGGAAAACATTTTCCTCCAAAACCTAGATCACCATCATGACCTGGGACGTCAATGTGAGAATTACCAATTCTTCCGTCTGTAATAAAACCTTCTATTGCTTTTTCCCAATCTCCCTCTATTGCATTACACACTTGATACATTTCATTCATAAATGAAACCTTGGTTGCAAAAAAGCAATTACACATGTACTTGATTAGTTGGGCTGTTCCAAAATCAGTCTTTATAATTTTTGTATAAGGGAATCGTAGTCTATAAAGTTTTTCAACAATATCATTAGCTAAAATATTGTCACTACCTAAAACTATTCTAGAAGTGTTAATAAAGTCCAAGCGAGCTTTTCTTTCAGTTAAGAACTCTGGATTAAAAACAAAGTTCATTTTAGGATATTTGTTTGCTAGCCTTTCAGTTGTCCCGGGAACAACAGTTGATTTAATTACAACAACTTTTTTATCTATGCAACTATATTGAGAAAGCTCTTTAGATACAGACTCAACAATTGAAAGATCACATTCGCCCGATTCAAACATTGGCGTAGGTACACAAATGAAAATCACATCTGATTCGTTTACCAAGTCTTTCATTGAATGTGTTGATCTTTTTGGGTTTTTGTCATAAATCATTATGTCATCAACATGAAGAATAAAGCCGTGCATAATTGCTGACCCTACAAATCCGTTACCTATAATTCCAATTTTCATGTGAATATCATCCTTTTATAATATGTCATTGTTCAAGACAAAAGAAAAAATGTGAGCATCTCTAAAAATTTTAATTTTTCTTTTATTTTTTTTAGTTTCTGAGTTGAGATTCTCACTATGGAAAGTTAAATTATTTTCTTGGTTTTTCACAGACAATTTTTTAAAATTATCAATTAAGTCAAAATCTTCAAAGAAAAAACAAGAAAAAAAAGATTTTCTAATTGCTGGATATAAAAGATCTAAATCTTCATCAACGAGATGAATAAGATGTGAGTGGCTAAACACAACGTCAATTTTTTCTTTTTTGACTGCCATTTTTTTTAAAAAGTCTGAACTTAACTCATTCTTTAAATCGAAATTTGGAAAATTTTTCTTACCTAGAAATATTACATCTTCCCAAGAGTCGTTTCCTGAGAGTAAAACATTTTTAAAACCTAAATTAAATAGATTTTCTCTAATAAATTCTAAATTGTAACCAGAATTACAACCCATCTCATGAACTCTAATTTTATCTTCTTTTCGGAATTTTTCTTTAATAAAGTCTAATATTATTTGAAATATTTCACTTCTACCTTCTTGCGTTTCTAAAGAGTTGGCATATGCTTCTAATGTATTTCCTCGAGTTTTTACATAATCACTTTTATTTTGCCAAAATTCTACTCCCACACCTTTCCTGTCTGGTCTGTTCCATTTCATTTTATTTGTATCCTCATGTTTAAAAACTTTAAAAACAAAATACTACCATCCTATCCCGGGATAATACATGTTATTTTTTTCAAATATTTCATGATTGTTTTTGATAATATTTACAATTTCCAAAACGGAGCCTTTAATATTTTTGTTTTCAATTTCAGAAACTAAAAATCTTACTACTTCTAAATCCTCTGGATAGTCTACAGTATATCTAAATTTTGACATGTCAGTTTTGTTTTTTAAAACACCAGCTTTAAAATTATTATCGTATTTCCACATGTAAAAAGTAACGTGTTCTCTATCTTTTTTATTGACTGCTTTTTTATAAGTTTCTTCTAAAGCTTGAAAACTAAAAACTTCAACATCTGATCCATCCGGGTACATGCTCTTTTGTTCTTTAATTGAGGCCGTATTTGCAAAATATTCATATTGGTTTAAAAAAAATTCATTCAAGCATATATCTATTGTTTCAGGATCAATCAAGGGACAATCAGCAGTTAATCTTACTATGTTTTCAAGACTATAATGCTTACTACAATCATAGTATCTAGATAAGACATCGTTTTCATCGCCCCTAAAACACTTAATATTTTTTAACTTGCAAAAATCATAAATTTTATCGTCTTTAGGGCATGTAGAAGTCGCTATGATTACGCCATCAATATTATTAGACTTTTTTACTCTATTAATCATATACTCAAGCATAGTGACATTTTCTTTTATTTCCATAAGAACTTTTCCAGGAAGTCTTGTAGAACCCATTCGAGCTTGAATTATTACACCTGTTTTCATCTTAATTTAACCTTTCAAATCCAGACTGTCTAATCTTGGTTTCAATTATATTATCAATGTTGTTATTATATAAAGCTATAGCTATTTTTTCAAAAACTTTTTCAACATCTAATGCATACTTTTCAATAATTTTTTGATCATGACTATAACTAAGATAGATGCTGTTTGAAGCAAGATAGTTTAACTTTAGCATTTCTTGTGAGAAAACAGTTAGAATCTTATTGTTTTCTTCACCGTAATTTGGTTTAAATGTTATTAAAGGCATAAATTCTGTTGTTTTAAAATCCAAGTCGTATTTTTTAAACAGTCTATTCCAGACATCAGAAATCATTCTTCCATGTCTTACAAGATGATCATGAACGTTTTTTTCTTGTAGTTGTTTAATTGTCTCAAGCCCTGCAATAAAACCGACCCTTTCTGTCCAGAAGGTGCTACTTATAAAGGTATCTTGCGAAGCATCCATTATTTCATGCTTACCTACAATAGCAGATATTGCGAAACCATTACCCATTGCCTTACCGTACACTGCAATATCTGGAGTAAAATCATCATAAAGATTAAAAGCTCCGCCTAGACAAACCCTCCACCCAGAAGTTATTTCATCTAAAATTATTATTGCATTTTTTCTTTTTGCAACTTCCTTAACTTTTTGTAAAAATTCTTTTTTTGCAAAATCATAGCGTGCCCCTTCTATTACAATAGCTGCTATTTCTTTACCGGATAACTGTTTTTCAATGTCATTGACACAGTTATATTTAAATGGTATTGCAGAGCCCGCCAAGCTTTTTGGTACTCCTAGTGGTGATAATCCTTCGAGCAAGTGATCGTTAAGATTGTTTTCATCTTCAATGTTGGTTGCTAAATACCAGTCAGACCAACCGTGATAACCGCTAAAGGCAATTGTGTCCTTTCCTGTGTAAGCTCTTGCTATTCTAACTGCAATTGCCATTGCTTCACCACCCGTTCTAGCAAATTTTACACCACCAGCAAATTTATTTATTTCTAACAACTTTTCTGCTAAGTAAACTTCTTCAGGGGCATTTAAAGTAGTGTTTACACCTTTTGTAATTGCTTTTTTTACTTCATTGTTGACACTTTCGTTTGAGTATCCCAATATTGCTGTACCAATTCCCATCTGAGCCATATCAATATATTTTTTCCCATCTAAGTCCCAAATATTTACGCCTTTAGATTTGGAAAAATAAGTTGGCCACAAACCAGGAACATATCTTCCTGGTCTCTTTGAAAGTAAACCATTACCTCCCGGTATGCATTTAACAGCTTTTTTCCAAAGTTTAATTCCCGAATTATTATCTTTCATTTTATTGTTCCTTAATTCTTAAAATAGTGAATTATTTGCTTGTTTAACATGGAGTAAATTTTGCTTTTTCTGGTAATAAAAACTTCATAAATTGCTGCTCAAAATAAGTCATTTTTTTACTGTAAACTCTTTCACTCACAGAGAAACATGAATATTTACTTTCAAACTCTTTTACACTTTTACATATTTTAATGTTGTGTTTTTTTACACCAATTAATGTTTCAAAATCTCTTAAGTAATCATTCATTCTTTCCATTTTTTCTTCTAAAGAAATAGTGTCAAATTGTTTTCCAACCTTTTGAGTAATATCTTTTGCAGGAGATCCTGCATATATGTGATTTTCTTCCATATCCTTGGTAACAACTGAACCAGCAAGAGCCATAGATTTGTCACATGCGTTAATTGGTGATACAATACAATGCCCTACAAACCAAACGTCGTTACCAATTGACATTTTTTCACTAGAATTAAATCTACATCCTTCAAGAGTATCTCCGTACTTAATATGACTCCACAATTGAGAATGTGCACCAATTCCACAATTGTCACCTATTGAAGTCCCTCCAATACTATCAATTATACAATATTGTCCGATCCAGCAATTGTGACCAATTGAACAGGATTTATATCCATGAACATTTGTATTGTGATGAATCTTTCCGTAATCACCAATTGAAAAGTTATCACAGATAATTTGTACATTATGGCCAATATAAGTGTTGTCTCCTATGACAATATTATCAGCTGACCCACTAACGCCTCTAATTACAGCAGTTTTTTCAATTACAACATTTTTTCCAACCTTTATATTTTTTGCATTTATGTTTGGATAAATTTGCTCATTCTTGTCACTCATAATAACCTCAAATTAAAATAAATATTTTTAATTGGTATGTCGCCTATAGATCTTTGCAGCTTGCTCTGTTTCTCTAATTTCTAGTTTTGCCTCACCAATGATTTCATCAGCTTCTCTTAATTGTCTGATCATATTTTTCATTTGGACTTCATCGATAGAAACAGGACTATCAACACATGTTTCTTCAATTTTAAAGTGTTTTTCTAAAATTTGTGCTCCTTTTAAAAAGGAAAAAACAGGTATTCTTATGTCTGGAGTATGATCAGATTGACCAATAATACAGTCAAAAGAATTTTTCAAAACATCAATTGAACCTAGATTTGCATTTTTTTCTTTTGTTGGATAAGCAGATACGCAGTGTAATATTACAGAGTTGCTACTTCCAACAATGTTGTAAGCTTTTTTAACTTCGTCAAGATTTGACATACCTGTAGAGAATATTGTTGTCTTATTTTTTTTAGATATTTTCCTTAAAAGACGATGATTGACAATGTCAAAAGAAGCAATCTTATAAAAGGGAACATTAATGCTGTCCAAGAATTCAACACTTTCTTCATCAAAAGGTGTTGAGAAAAAAGTTATACCTAAATCATCAGCATGTTTTTTTAGTTTATCAAAATCATAATAACTTAACTCACAATTTTTTAATATCTGGAATATCTCAGAATCTTTTTTTACTCTTTTTTCAGTAACATAAGTTTGAAATTTAACGCTATCAGCGCCAGATCTATGTGCAGCATCAATTAATCGAAGAGCTTGATCAACTTTACCATTATGATTAATTCCTATCTCAGCGATAGTGTAAAATCTGTTATTGGTGTCAAAGCCATTTTTTCTTAAATCTTTAAAGAAGAAATCATTACTTTTTTTAGTTACCACGATGTAAACCCTCCATCAACAACAATATTTTGACCGTTAACATAATTAGAAAAATTACTTGAAAGAAATAAAAACGGACCTATCATGTCTTCTAGATTTGCCATTCTATCTTGAGGACAGCGTGTAGAATAGCTGCTTATAAAACTGTCTCCTTGTGGGTTTTTGTTGTTAAATATACCACCTGGGGAGACACAATTAACTTGGATATTCAAGCTAGAAAGGTGCACGGCAAAATATTTTGTCATTTGAATGAGACCAGCCTTAGAGGCGCCGTAAACTTCAGGACTATGTCTTTTTAAGTCTGTGTATATCCTCGGGTCTGGACTAACGAGACCATATATTGATCCCACGTTTATTATTTTACCTTCAGTCTGATTTGCTTTTTTATAATTTTTAACATAATTTTTGATACAATTAAAAGATCCCCAAAGATTTACGTCAAGAACTTTTTTAAAGTCTTTTTCTTTCCTTTCTAAAAAAGGCTCAAAAGTACTAATACCTGCATTGTTTATTAGTACATCAACATTACATTTTCGATACAAATCTTCAAAAAAGTCTGAAGTTTCTTTTTCCGATGTAACATCAAAATCTTCAAAATCAACAGCAATAACACTTTTGCAATGTTTCTCAAATACACTTTTTAAATAAGCTCCAACTTGCCCTTTACCACCGGTAATAAGAACATTTTTTTCTTTAATATCAAACAATTTACACTTTACCTTTTTCTAATATTATCAAGCGTTAAAAGCAAATCTCTTAGCTTTTTTATGTCAAAATAATACTCAGGTGTTATGTATTTTACATTGTTTATTTTTGCAATTTCTAAAATTTCTTTAACAATTTTTTGATCGGGAAGCTCATGAACGTCTCTCGCTATTTCATCTGACTTTTCAGGAATAAAAGGCTTACAAAACTGAATTTGTTTTGTTTTTTTCATTGGTAATTTTTTAATATATTCTTTATAATCTACTTTCATGTTATGAGCAGAAACTGCAGCATGAGCATTGTCAAACAAAAAATAAATTTTATTGTCATTTACAATATCTGATATGAAGTCAGGATCACAAACGTCCTCATAAGCTTTTGTGGGGTAAAAGTTGTTATTTTCTATCAGGATAGAGACTTCATCACCTACTATTTTTTTAATAATTTCAATATTTTTCTCAGCATTCAAAAACATTTCATCTCTAGTAAACAAAGTAGAGTCTTTACCTACTTGAAACATATTATTACCAATTTCAGGGTTTTTGCAGTTAGAAGCACAATGAAAACTAATGTACTTTAAGTCTTTTTTATGTGATTTTATTTTTTCAATAAGATAAAATTCTGAGTCTGACATATTGTGGATTGGTTGAATTTTATCTGCATGGAAGAATAGTTGATTGTCTAAATTACAATTAAAGCTATCATGCCTGGTTTCAAAACCGTCACACAAATCTTTAATAATTTCTACATTTTCTTCTGTTTTAAATAAATGAGAAACAGGTAATATTATATCAAACATTAAAAAACTCCAATATAGACTCTGAAACAAAATCGACTTTATCAAAACCCATTTCATTGAAAATAGGTAGCCTCAATATTTTTTGACTTTCACGTGTTGTGTTAACGTCTTCTCCGACAAATGTTCCGAACTTTTTACCTGCCTGAGAAGAGTGCAAAGGTAAAAAATGAAACGTAGCTTGAACACCTTTTTTTCTTAAGAATTCAATTAGTTTGTCTCTTTTTTTAGGTTCTTTTAAACTTATTCTAAAAATATGACCATTATGTTTGCAATATTCAGGAATAAAAGGCAAAGAGAAATAATCATTGTTGTTAGTTAGATTATTGTAGTATCTATTCCAATAGCTTAACCTCTTTTCAGTTATTTTTTCAACCAGTTTAAGCTGATCAAGTAAAAAAGCAGCATTGAGGTCGCTCATTGTATAACTAGCACCTAAATCGACCCAGGAATATTTTTGAACTTTACCATCAATAAATTTTCTTCTATTTGTACCCTTATTGTACACAACATGTGATCTATCACTTAAGCTCTTGTTATTAACAAATAATGCGCCACCTTCACCGCACTGAATATTTTTTGTCTCATGAAAGCTAAAAGTAGAGATATCTCCTATTGTTCCCAAGTGTTTATCTTTGTAAAAAGAAAAAATACACTGAGCTGCATCTTCGATTACAAATAAGTTATGTTTTTTAGCAATCTTACTTATTTCATCCATATCACAAGAAACCCCTGCATAATGAACACATACAATTGCTTTTGTCCTTTCTGTTATTGCTTCTTCAATTCTTTTTGGGTCAATATTTAAAGTTTTTTTATCAATATCAACAAACTTGATTTTTATTCCCCTGTTTGCAAAAGAGCTAGCAGTAGTAACAAAAGTAAAGCTAGGCATTATTACTTCATCTCCCGGACAGAGCTCAAGAATTATTGATGAAGCTTCGAGTGCCGAAGTGCAGGAAGTCGTAAAAAAAACTTCATTATCTTTTTTGTTGATAAAACGCTTAACTTCATCTTTACACAGATTTGAAAAGTAACCGTCACCAGACATCTTTTTTAAAGCTATTAGCTTTTTAACATTTTCTATTTCAGTTTCAACAATTGTCGGAGAAGTGAAAGGAATTTCAATTTTCATTTTTAAACCTTTTAAAATTATTTAGACTATAAAAATATTCTTTTTGTTTTTTCTTGAAAACTAAGTTAGGAGAACTTCCAAAGACTATGGTATCGCTAGGGACGTTTTCATCTTTAACTGTTGTACCCGCAGAAATAAAAACATTGTCGCCTATATGACAATTACCTAAAACAGAAGAATTTGCAAACATTCTAACGTTTTCTCCGAAAACTGGATAGACACCTTTATTCATACCCACAGTGCAACCATGCTGAAATGTAAAAAAGTTACCAAAAGTTGCTCTTCCTATTACTGTTCCGACAGGATGACCTAGCAAAAATATTTTCGGAAGTTCAACATCATGATACAAGTCAAGACCGTTTAGCATCTTATTTAAATAGTATATTTTATCTGCAAGATTTTCAAAACCCGTTTTGTTTTTTACTTCTCTAGAGAGAAAGTACAAGAACATTGAGTACTGATCGGTATTAAAAACATTAAAAATAAGGTCTTTTTCTTTCCAGAAATACTTAATGTCTATTTCTTTAAAGCAAAACTCAGTTGATGATAATGCTAAGTCTAGAATGTTGCTTGATTCTAATAAATTTTTCTCTTTTTTTTCTAATAAGAAGTTTTTGTTAATCTGTCTTTTTACAAGCTTTTTTAGCTTTTTCTTGCCGACATTAATAATCATATAAAATTTCTTTAACCTTTTTAGCAATTTGCTGAGCTGCACTAGTTTCTGAAAAAAAGAAGTATTTGTTTAATTTTTCTTTGCTGAATTGATTTATAAAAGTTCTTTCTTTGCAAACGCTCAAAAATTCCTCAACTGTGCTGGTGTCAGTATAAATTTCTTCACAAAGATTATCACACATGTGCCACCCAGCATATTCTCTCATTCTATAAGAGACAATTGGCTTGTTTATTAAACCCAGTTCAAACCCTACATGACTTAAATTAGTAATAGCAAAATCACAAATCTTATATAAGTCAAAGCCATCTTGTGCATCAATACAAGAAAAAGAGCTATATGGGTATTCTTCATATCTAGGTTTTCTATACCCTCCTCTCATTGCCCTAGGGTGTACTCCGTAATATTCTGATTCTTTTTCAGTTGAAATATAATCTCCTGGATGAGTTTTAAAACAAATCTGATAATTTAATTTTTGCAATTGTTTAATACCAGAATTTAGTTGATCGATTGACTTTTTATATTTGTTATCTGGGCCAGGGTTTCCCGGTAGATATGCAATAATTGGTAATTCTTTTTTCAATTTATATTTTTTACAAAACTCTTCTTTACTAATTTTAGGTGGGCCAATCAAATGATCAAAAGAAGGAGAACCAGTAACAAAAACTTTTTTAGGATCTTCTTTTAGAGGTACTCCACAAAAATCAGGATACTTTGAAGAATCATGCATGATACTTTTCCAGGCAACTCCTTTTGAAAAAAAGTACTCCCATCCTGTCTTAATAGAATCGCAGAATAAGCCATCTCCTCCGCCAGTATCCCAAAAAGCTATCTTAACTCCTGATTTTTTAAGATATAAATTTCTATTTGCAAATCTATGTTTAAACTGCATATGTGAAGGCATAATGATTAATTTACAATTATTTTTGTTATACACCTCTAACATTTCTTTTTCATTTTTTATAGTTGTACAATTTAAGTTTTTGAAAACATTTACGTCAAACCAAAACTTTTCGTTACCTCGCCAAACCTTTTTTATTCTAATATCTCTATGATTAATAACTGGAATTACGTTAAATTCGCTAGATAGAAATTTGAATAAGTTTAAGCCTTCATAAGGAGTTGTACACCAAAAAACATCTCCAAAATAAAGCATTATATTTTTCATTTTAAACGCTCTTTTTATTTTTTAAGTAGAATTTAACTGTTTCTTTAATTGAATCTTCGTAGACAAAGTTAGGTTTCCAACCAAGATTCTCAATTTTTTCTGTGTTAATTAAGTACCTTTTATCATGCCCGGGCCTGTCTTCGACAAACGCTAGCAATGAATTATTAAATTCAAATCCCATTTCTTTTGCTATCTTTTTTACAGTTGTAATATTATCCTGCTCAAAACCAGAAGAAATATTATAAACTTCATTATCTTTTCCAGATTGCAAAACTTTTAGAATTGCTGAAGCTGTATCTAAAACATAAATCCATTCTCTTTTTTGCATACCATCGCCGTAAACTGGAACTGGTATTTTCTTTTGAAGACATTCAATGATTTTAGGTGTAAACTTTTCTGAATGTTGTCTAGGCCCAAAATTGTTACCTGCTCTTATCATTTTATATGAAACATTGTAAGTGTTTGAAAAAGCACAGACAAAGTGTTCTGCTGCTGCTTTAGAAGCAGAATATGGATTTTTTGGATTTAAAGCATGATCTTCAAAAAATTTAGAACTTGCAGGACCATAAACCTCATCAGTAGAAATATGAAGTATATCAATGTCTAAATCTTTACAAACTTCTAGAATACTAACAACACCTTTAATGTTGGACTCAATAAATTGATCACAACCAAGAATTGAATTGTCAACATGTGTTTCTGCAGCAAAATTTATTATACATTCGATTTCGTGTTTTTGACAAATAGATCTTATTGCATCAGTGTTACAAATGTTTTCATGATAAAAAAAGAAGTTTTTATTTTTTCTTGCATGATTTAAGTTTGAGATTGACCCGGCGTAAGAAAGTACATCTACACCTACAACATAGTAGTTTTCTTGTAGCAACAAATCTACCATGTGACTGCCTATAAAACCCGCGCAGCCAGTAACAATAACTTTTTTTAACATAACGGCTTACTATTATCCTCTTGTTACAAATTATTTATAAGATTATTGGCTTTTTGATAAGATGAAAATGTTCCAGCATCAATCCACCAACCATTTAAAATATTATAATTTACTTTGCCGTTATTTACATAGAAATTGTTTACTTCAGTTATCTCAAACTCTCCTCTACTTGATATTTTTGTCTTCTTGATGATGTCAAAAACTTTTTTGTCATAAACATAAATACCTGTCACAATCATGTCAGAAACAAGATTTTCCGGATTTGGTTTTTCAACTATTTTGGTTATTTTTTTATCTTTTAAAAACGCAACACCAAACCTGTGAGGGTCACTTACTTTCTTTAGATTTAAAACGCAGGAAGAGGCACCTGCTTCTTTGTTCTTGTTAAAAACTTTGATGCAATTCTCTAGTTTATCTTGGAATATATTGTCACCTAGAATAACAACAACATCATCATCACCAACAAAATCTTTGCATAAAATTAAAGCGCCACCGATGCCATCAGGAGAATCTTGAATTCTAAAAGAAATATTACAACCAAATTTTTTACCGCTACCAAGCAATTCTGTCATAGGCCCAGCATGATGAGAGCCTGTGACGATCATTATGTCAACTATTCCCGCTTCAGTAAGTTTGAAAATACTATGCATTATCATTGGTTTGTTACCAACTGGTAACAAGTGTTTATTTGAAACTAGTGTTAAAGGTCTAAGTCTAGATCCGGTTCCGCCTGCCAATATTATTCCTTTCACAATTAATCCCCTTCAATTAATAGACATGTATAAAGCTGTGGTGCTTCAGGCCACAAAAACATGCTTTTTTCTACTATTATGTTGATGCCTAACTCTTTTAATTCTTTTTCATGTAAAACAAAAGGTACTTCTTCTTTTATTGCGTTTAATATACTATTGTAGCCGAACTTTTTACAGTTTTTTTCAAATTTACTAAAATCTAATGATTTAATCATTTTTTCACTTAGATAGCAAGACCACAAATAGTTTTTTTCCGAATAAGCAAATTCATGTTCTTGATCCTTCAACCAACCTATTTTAAATCTTTCAAACCTCCAGTGATCACCTAAGCCCCAGTCAATTAAAATCTTGCCGCCTGGTCGCAATAATTTCTTAAATTCTTTTATCATCTCTAGGGGATTTTTCGAAAAATAAGCAGTTCTTGTGCATATTAAAAGATCAAATTTTTCCTCAGAAACATAAGGAAAAAGGTTAATATTCCAATTGTTTAGAGATAGATCAAAAAAGCATTTTTTTCTAGATCTGATCATTTTAGTAAATGTATTTTCTTTTGGTTGCCCAAAACATCCTACTGAATCAAAATGTTTGTTTAAGTTTATTCCCATCACACGAGTGTAAAATTCAAAAACAATCTGATCTGATCTTCCCATTTTTATTCCAGTTATTTGTGTTGTTGTACTATAGTAAATCTTTTAAAAAACAAAATTTAATATTTTCTTCTTTTGCATTTTTCAAAAACAAAGCTAAATCATCTGTCATTTGCTTGGAAAGATAATTCTTGTCCCATTCGCAAGCATGATAAACTATCTCTGTCTTTTCGCTTAGTACTAGAGGGTCAAAAGGAGGATTACAATTATAATAAACAACATCTTTAAAATTGTTTTCAAATCCTCCATAGGTTTTTTTTGCGTAATCTTTGGGTGACAAAGCTAATATTTTTATTCCTGAATCTTTTGCTGCCTGAATAGCATCTCCTGACATCCGCCAAGCGGGAGGTCTAAAAATCATTTTAAATGATGAAGTCAAGTCAGCAAGTTTAACAACTTCAAACATTGCTTTAAATCTTTTTATTGCATCATCATAACTTAAGTTTTGAAACTCATCATTGTCTGACCTTCCCGGAATACCATGATAAAAACCATGATAGCAAATTTCAAAATTTCTTTCAGGTAAATTTTTAATGAAATTGCAGAACTCTGGAAAAAGATTAATTTGTAAAGGGTGTTTTGTTCCTGTCCCTGGTTTAACTGTTCTCCAATAAGATATAGGAACAAAGAGTGAAAACTTAATATCAGGAAACTTAGATATTAAATAATAGCAATTCTCTAAAACCTTTATTGACGACATTGGATGAGGAGAGACATCATCTATACTAATATTAACTTTTCTCATTTTCTAGGTCCTCTATTATTCTGATATATTTATCAATTGAGTCTTCTACTTTTTCACTGTATTTAGATACATTATTTTTAAAAATAGAATATTCATTATCCATTCTTTCTATTGATGAAATAAGACCTTCAAAACTAGAATATTCAAGACCAAATCCTTTGCAGTATTCATTAATTGAACCACCCCCAGTCCTGTAAAGAACAGGTAATCCGCAAGCTAGTGCCTCTAAAACATGATTTGCTCCTGCTTCCTCAAGAGAAGCTGTTAAGTAAAAGTCATTCTCTGGTATTTTTCGAGATAAAGTCTCAACATCAACAGGTGGTATTGTTTGAATATTTAAAGAAGAATATTTTTCTGAGAATCTACCAATATATGTTAACCTAACACTTTTACCATTTATAGTGCCACCATTTAAAAACTCTCCAAGCATAGAGTATATTTCGAAACCTTTTTTGTCATTTGTAGACCAGTGATGTGTGACAATATTTATTTGATCTGATGATACTCTATCATCAGTTCTGTTATAGTAGAACTCAGACATGGGTCGATTCTCTATTATTGAAAAGTTTCTTTCTGTATGATTAATCATTTTTCTTGACCAGTGACTAGGAAAAATGTAAAAATCTGAGAGATTCTTCGATGCTATCTCCCTAAGTATTTTTGTTAAGTCAGGCTTTGAATGTGTCCCTACGTCTCCAACCCTTTGCAATATTTTAGTGTTCTTAAAACTAGCCTTATAGTCTAAAAAATTTTGATACCATACACCTTTTTTATTTGGTCTTGGGTCATAGCAAAAAATTATGTCTATATCTCTTTCTAAGTCAAAAGTTAGTTCATGACCTATTTCTTTAAGCCTCTTGCAGAGTGAAGACAAAGTTTTATTTCCACCACCCCAAGGTCCCTCTACGGGTTCTCTGTTTAGATATATTTTCAATTACTTCCTCACCGAAAGAATAGTGTTGCTCATGTGTGATTGCTTCATTGCGTTAATTGTTAAAAAGTCATAAAAGCCTTGTTCTACAGTATAAAGATTGCCATTAAATGATTCTTTTAGGAGCATTGCAATTGCAGTCTGCTGGTCATTAAAGCTATTCTCGACATAAGGGTTTCTCCAATATATTCCTAAGCCCGACAATTCAATAGATTTAGTAGTAGATTCATCTGTAACAGTTCTTATAGCTTTCTCAATAATTGGCCTTCTATTTTTATCACAGTAAGTTACAGAGAATTTTTCATAATCATCATCCATATTTTCCATTCTTCCTGAAATTATTGATCCATCAACTGAATAGGCTCTTAATAACTGAATTGGTTTTAAAATACTCTGCTTGCAATTATAAGCGAAGCTATGCATCAAAAGCTCTCCTTTTTCAAGCATTGTTTGACCGTGTGTCCAAAAATCAGAAGTTCTATTGATATTTCCTGACTTATCTACAAAGCCTTGTCTATTTTCAAAATCCTGAATCTTTCCAAAAAAACTTATAGGCCTTGATCCTAGACAATATTTCCTTAACTGAGATATTCCGTGATAATCAAATGACCTTCCGTCATTGAAAACCCAGTAAGGTCTACTTATTATTCCCATGTTGTAGATTTCTTCTTTTACCTGTTCTATTGGCAAGTAAATCCACTGCTCTAAAACTCCTACAGGATTTAAGTTTTGCAACCATCGTTGATCAGAAACAGGTGTTTCAATTAGTAAAGAAGTTCCAAAATCAATGTTTCCAACAACATCGAAGCTTTCTTCGCTAGGCAAGAAACAAAGCACTAGATCAAGGTTTAGATTTTTAAAATCTTCTAATTTATCAACAATACTATAATTGTCAATATTTTCAAATATCTTTAGTTTTTCTTTGGTTCTATTCCAGATAAAGATGTTACAGCCAAGTGAATCTAAAATTTCCCTATATACGTTTAAAAATCTTTTACCAGATCCTACAATACCTACTTTTTTCATTTATATTTCCTCAAATGCTCTCATGGTTTGCATATGTAAACTATCTTCATAATGATCGTCAATAATTTGCTCTCTACTAAGAAAATTATAAATCAATCTTATTGATTTTTCTCCTTTCATTTCAGGACAAACTGCATGCATCCCGCAAGTGTCAAACAATATCGCTTTATCGGATGATGTACTTATTTTTTTAACTTTTAAAATATTAAACAGCTGATTATCATAGCCGTTGTTTGGAAAAATAATCCTATTAGAACCTATTAAATATAAAAGCCTATCACGCTCAGAATCTTCAAGTTGAGGGTAGTATATTATCTTAAGACCGGCGGGTGTCTTACCTACTGGATCTCCAGATAGAGAATAGTAAGTATCTCTATGCCAATTCATATAGCTGTTCTCATCCTCAACAACTCTAACTTGTATGTGAAAAAGAGACATGTCTCTAAGAGAAATTGATCTAATCTTTTCTTTTATGTTATTTTCTTTTAGAATATCCATAAAGACACTATCGTAATTTATAACATCGGGTCTAAAGTCCTGTGTTTTTGGATATTTTGATTTTAAAAAGTAGTCCTTGTTCTTAATTTTGTTATCGAGTATTTCTTTTAAAACTTCGTCTAACTGCTTTGTATTTTTAAGACTTATTTCTGCAATGCCATCTCTATAAAAATCTACATAGCTCTTTTTCATTTTAAACTTATCCTCGATGTAGAAGAAAATGATTTAAAAAAATCATCATATTGACCTATAACTTTCTTATGGCCAAACTTTAAAAATTTATTGTAATTAGATTTGGTTGATGAAAAAGCTTTTATAAGTTTTTCTTCAGTTATATCTTCTTCGAAATCATAAATACAATTACTATCAAGAAATCTAAACTGACCTGATTTTGTCGATATTATTGGAACTTCTAGGTGAGAACATTCAAAAATTGCCTGAGGTCCACCTTCACATCTTGAAGAGACAACATAGAGATCCAAAGCGTTATAAAGACTATTGATAATCTCCTGCGTTGGTAGCTCAATGTAGGTATGTGGTATCTTTTCTTCTTCGAGTCGTCTAATGACATATTGCCTTCGCCACCCACTTAAAACTACATGCAAATCTTTTTTAAATTTGTGTATATGTTTTACTTTTTCAACAAAAATATCCGGACCTTTTTCAAGTTTAGGAGATTTTAAATCTGAACCCTCTGTGTCTCTCTGAAAAGATCCCACCAGAAACTTGTCTACAGGCAGTCCAATTTCTAATCTCGATTCTTTTTTGTCTTTTTTAAGCCATATTTCATGATTAATCCAGTGAGGTAAAATACTCACTGATTTTGACGACATACTTTTAATAAGATTAGCAGTTTCTTCATTATATGTTAGATAATGATTTACAAAATTATCTCTTAATAAAAAATTTTGCTTTCTTTTTTCGTCAAATTTTTCAGGAACTTCGTGATGTATTGTGCAGACGACGTAGAAGTTCTTTAATACCTCTGGGTGAATCTGATTCCAACACCAAGATCCCAAAAGCCATATTACATTGGTATCTTTTTCAATTTTATTAAATGAAACAGCATGGTTTGAGAATTTTTTATATTCTTCTCCCATTCTATCAACAATCCAGTTTTCTCTAGGAATATGACAAAATATCTTCATGTTAACGATATATCCTTAAAGACATTATAGTATGAATTCACACATTTTTCAAAACGAGAAACTTTTTTATTTGTCTTTCTATCTCTGAAATCTCTATGAACAGATATTTCTTTTACATTTCCAAAATCCATCTTAGGCGGATTATAAAGTTCACAAGGTTTAAAATCCCATTCATCTTCTATGATTATAATACCATTATCAACTACTTCATGTGTTCCACCTGTTGATGAACAAACAATTCTACAACCAGCTTCTTGAGCATCTACAACAACATTTGGACAGTGGTCTAAATAAGCCAAATGAATAAACGTAGAAGATTTTTTATACAAAGATAACAAGCTAATGTAATCCAATTCTCCTAGAAAAACTAATCGTCCTTGAATTGAATTAGTCAGGCTTGATACTTTTGCATCTTTTCCGGCAATGGCTAAAACAGCATCTTTAGGAGCAAACTCCAGAAAGTATCTAATGTTCTCATCTAAACGCTTGTGAGGTCTCCAGCTCGAAGCACAAGACCATACTTCAACATCTTTACCAAGCTTATCATCCCAAATATCAGAATTGACAGAATTTATTAAAAAATTATCCGCAGCATTGTGAATTACATGACCGTTTTTGTGTGGGCCAAACCAAGACTCAGTTAACTGCTTATTAAAGTTTGACTGAAATATGACAGCATCGGAATTTTCATAAGCAAATCTAATCGGTGCATTTTGCTGTTTAAAGTCCTGTTCAGAATTGAAATATATACCATCTAGTCTCAAAACCATTGGTTTAGCTTTATACACTTGTTGTTGAATGAGACAGAATTCAACATCTGCTTCATCCTGATTTGACAAATTAACAAGATCATTGTTTATCAGACTAGCAAAAAGGGTCCTAGTAAACTTATTAGGACCGCTGTTTGAATGAGGATTGAAATTATGAGTAAAAACTTTCACCGCTTATAATCATCCCTGATTCTAACGACATCATCGATTTCTGGAGAACTAACCTCCATCAAGACAACATCAGTTGTTCCAGCGCCAAATCTATGAACTTGTCCAGGTTTAACATGGTAAACAGACCCAGGACCCAAAGTTTGACTAAATTCTTCATTGTCGCTTTCCCAAAGAATTAAAACACCACTCATGACATATATGGTTTCTTCTTTTTCTTTGTGATATTGTAAGCTTAAACGATGGTTAGGTTGGATGTGTAATATTTTTCCGCAATATTTGTCACACAAAGCCCAATGAACCTCATAACCCCAAGGTTTTTCAATTCTTGCCATCTCTCTTATATTATTAATCATTTTATACAAAACCTCTTGATCTAACTAATCTTACAGTATCCATTTGATTTTTTTCACTCCATTCTCTAACAGAAACAGAGTTTGAGTTAATCCTATAAAGATAACAAATCTCATTTAAGAATTTTCTCTTATGACTTAAATACAGCATTGGCAAATAAAGAGCTTGGTCATATCCTCTAACAAACCAGTTCCCGTCTAAATCTTTAAAGTTTTCATCCGAAATAGCTTTTAAAACACAGCCTCGCCATGTTTTAAGGTGCGATGTACACCAAGGATATTCATAGGGATTCACAGGAGGCGATTCTGGCAACTCTTTTGAGATGTTCATAGAATTAATATCCCAAGAGTGTGCAGTCCAAACAGTGTCAACGTCGTCATCTTCTGAATATGCTTTTAAAAGTAAGCCCACAGTATTTTCATTGCAGAGTGCATCATCAGCATCAATTACTGCAACAACAGTTTTTGAATCATTTTCATATTCTCTTGCAGCATTAACAACATTTTTAAGAGCATAACATTTTTCTGTGTTTTTAACAACCTTGAATCTTTCATCTCCCTCAGTTAACTGGACAGCCAATTCAAAGCTATTATCAGTTGACATGTCATCAATGATTACATGTTCCCAATTTGAATTCTTTTGTTCCTTAATTGATTCAATTAGATCTTTAAGATGTGAAGATGCATTGTACATCGGACTTATGAATACTACTTTTTCCATTATTTAGAACCCTCTCTTTTTTCAATCCACTCTTTCATTATTGAAGGATGTCCTTTTTCAACATCAATCCAAGGTGTAGGTTTATCAAAATCAATTCTACTATGAAAAATCCAGCCACCCATTTCTTCTTTCATTCTAACTGAAATATCTTCAATTTCTTGATCAGTAACATCTTCCCATTTTTTATCAAAAAACATATTGTTCTCAGGAACATCGTCAATAACTTTGTTATAAAGGGAAGCCCAATGTCGACTCCAGAAGTTTTTATAAGAATAAACTTTTCGTTTTAAATCAAACCATGAATAGTGATGTACACCAGGTAATTGTTCAGTAGCAAGATTAATAAAGTTACGATAAGCTTTGAGCGCATCTTTATTACCTTCCATTGCTGCCATCCTAACTTGATGAAGTTGAGGTGTGTAGAAGTTCATGTCTGGAATAATTTGATAACTATCTGTATGAATATAATCATCACCGTCTGAACCAATAGAGAAAAGATTTCCTTCCTCATCATAACGTCTATGTTGAGCATTTACACCGTGAGTTATGTGTGGATCATTCTTGCTTAAGCGCCATTTCCACGGATTGATGTCAACTCTAACTTTTTCAGAACCACCCCAGTACTCAATAACAGGAAGAGAAACAAGTTTTGTTGTCTTTGGTAATTGTCTAATTAATTTCTTTACTTTACCGTAATCATCTTCGTGAATTACTTCATCAATATCAACTTGCCAACACCACTCCCCTGTGCAAAGAGTGCGTGCAGCTGCTTTCTGCTGACCGTTAAATAACGCAAACCTTTTATCATTCCAGTCGCGCTTAAGCTGTCTAACGACCAACCTCGTGTCTTCTGCAGCCCATTTTTGTAACTCTTCGTAAGTTCCATCATCAGAACCACCATCCAAAACAACAACTTCATCGCAAAAACCTAAAAGAGACGTAATTGATTCTCGCCATGGATAGTCACTGTTCATAACGTTATAAGCTTGTGTATATCCTGAAAGCTTGACTTCTCTATTTGCAAAACCACTAATAGTATCCCAAAATCTATTAAAGCCTTGAAGTAAGTAATCTTCTATTTCATCTCTTCCTTGTTGCCACCAAGTTTCTGTTTGGTGTTGAACATTTTCATTCAACATTAATTCAAGTCCCATTAACTTGGCTTCAATAACCAATCGAGGACATGTATCGCCACCAAGCGGCATAAAAGCTAAACCTTTATATTCAGAAAGCGTTCTTAATAGGTCACTATAGTTTAAACCACCAATAACATCATATTCTACACCTTTATTTGATAAGAATTCTTTTGTTTGTTCAACACCCTTAATTAAAGAAGTTGAGTTAATAACAACAAATTTATCATTATGTCCATTACTTTGACGAGCATTATGAAGTTTTTCAATATGTTCTAAATCCTTGACTTCAAAGATTGAGCTGAGAATTGTTTGTGGTCTTTCTTTTAAGAAAGAAAATCTTTCATGATAGACGTTTCTTTGGCTCTCAGACATCCAGAAAATGTGTTCTGCACCCGTAAAAAATGCAGAAACCAGTTTACCATGGTTTTGTTGATGACAATCACATTCTTTATCCTGGTGTATTCTATGAACATCAATTGATCGGTATGAACAGAATTTATAATCATATTCAACAATAAAATAGTGACAGTTTGCAACTATTTTTGGAAGCATGTTAAAGTCAATTCTGGAAAAATTAAAAAAGACCCAAATTTTCTGTGCGCCTTTCATTAATAGTTCATCGTTTAATTCATTACATTTTAATTGAAAAGTTTTGTATGTTGCATTGTTTGCTAGTGCTCCTGTTGTTAGCTCAGCACCACCTGTATATTCATCCATAAACATATCAGCAACAAATACAATGTCTGACTCTTCAAATGTTATTGAGTTTCTACTACTCGCTTTTTTCTCACTCTCGAAAGGTGTTGTAAACATTTATTGTCTCCTGTTTACAACAATTCTACATAGACAATCAAGAAGTTAAATTATTTTACGGGTATGTTACAGATTCATCAAGTTTAAAAACTATTTGAATCCCACAATCCCCCAAATTGTTTGTTTCTGTTCTGACTTGAAAATGTAACATGTCACCAGGATTAAAAGAATTAGAACCGCTAACTGTTAGTGTGTTTCCTGTCCAGTCAATAATTGCTTTATAGTCTGTTGTACCAGCTAAAGTAAAAGGAATATCAGTGCTGCCCGTTACTATTGCTTCAATGTTTGAATTATCAAATTTTCCATCCAGTCTGTTTCTTCTAAACCAGGTAATTACAGGCTCACCGCTAAAAGGACTCCCAGTTACGGTGGGAGTAACCATTATTCTCTCTATACTTCCTGAAGCTGGAGCTATAAACTTACTAGCTGCTGTTGTAGAAGCGAATACCCCTCCAACTTGATAGACATTAAGAAAATCAAGCGATGTTGAGCTAACAGTATTTGATAATAAAAGATATTCATACCTGTAAGTCGGTGCTGGCGCTCCGCCGTCTGCAGTTATTGCCCCACTGACATGTAAGTCGCCACCGAAGACTGCGGTTCCGGGTGTTCCTCCACCTCTGCTTCCGATAGAGCCCGTGAAGAAGAAATTAGAATCAGTTGCCTCTATTTGAGGACTACCAAAATCGCTCGGATTTGACATAAACAAGTAATTATCTGAAATTGCTTGGAAAGATTCAGAACCAGCATTAGTATCATAACCTCCACGATAAGTTCCTGATACAACTAAATCACTATTTAAAACTGTTGTTCCACCTGATGTTCCTTTTCCGCCCCCACCAGATGGTGTTGTTCCAGAAACGTAAAGAACTACATCTGTTCCGACATTTTCATCTGCAGCATTTAATTCGTTAGATCCGATTAACACCTGATTATCATCAGCATCAACAAGAATTGCTGAATTTAGATTCTTAGAAGCAACTCTGAAATTAACATCATAATGTCCACCTATCCTTGGAATTTCTTCAGTGTTAACAACAACTTCTTGAATTGCTGCATCTATCTTTAAAAAAGATCCATCCAGGTTTCCAAAAAATTCAACATCACCAACATCAGTGTCAACAAAAATTGATTTCTTACCTGCATCATTATAAACAGTGAAATCATTTGTAGTTGCCCCTGCTCTAGCATCGTTAACTGTTAAGCCCTCTTGAATTACAGAGTTAGATTGACCATATAAAGCGCCCGATACGACAACATCGCCACCGAAAACAGAAGTTGCAGTAGTCCCTTTTCCTCCAATAGCGCCAGAAACAAAGAAGTGTGTATCAGAAGCAGCAGGTGGTAAACCTTCTGCATGGAACATTACAGAATCATCAGATGATGAAACAAAAATTGCCCTCTTTTGGTTTGTTGTTGAAACAGAAAAGTCTTGATCAGAATCCTGGCCGTGATTAAAAAGAGCACCCTTAATGTCGAACGTCCCGGGAGAATTACTACAAACGAAAACAGGGTTTGATTCAGCATCTGCGGTGAATCTTAGGGAATCATCAAAAACTAAATATAAGTTATTATTACCGTCTATAATCAACGAATTGTTATCTTCTTGCAACTTAACACTTCCCGCTGCATTCATATACAAGGTAGGAAAAGCAGTTCCTTGAGTATCCGAAATCCTAATATTGTTAAAGGCTCTCATTTCATCAACTGAATAAAACACCCCACTGACCACAGTGTCACCGCCGAAGACTGATGTTCCTTCTGTTCCTTTTCCTCCGACTGTTCCAGAAACAAAGAAGTTTGTATCAGTGCCGGGTAGAGGTGGTAAACCGTTTGAGAATTCAGCTGATGCAAAACCAAATAATGCAGATCCTGTTACAGCTAATCCAACGTTTGAACCTGCTTGCAATTGAACGGGTTGTCCATCAACTCCAATTATTGCCCCACTACCTGATGCATATGCAAGATTCAAGCCTAAAGAAGCAGTTGTTGAACAATTTGTGGAATCACCAATAAATATTTGACCATCATTTAAGTTTGGCGTTGCATTTGAACGTCCAGCACCACCAACTTTAACACGACTATCACCGCCACCACCATCTCTAACAACAAAACCCATGTTCTGTAAAAGATTTTCACCCCCAGTAGGTCTAATATTTGTCAAAGATCCAGAAGTATGGTTTGAACCAGTAGCAACATATAAAACATCTCCTTCAGAAAAGATGCCACCATACAAAGTGTTTATATTAAAGTTTGATAAGTCTCCAGAAGTTACAATTTCAACTGCAGCTCCATCAGCAGCATTTGTTGCTGCAAGGCCAAAAGCTGGCATCTTATTTGGATCGTCACATGCAGCCAAAGCAACAGTTGGGGTCTGACCGCTGATACCTTTGATGTATACAGCTTGACCTTTCTGTATTGTGTCGCCCTCATCATTTTTAGCGTTAAATCTAATTGCACCTTGAAGATCTCCATAAAACTCTTTTGAATAAACTCCCAAATAAGCTTGATCAGGAGAACCAATATTTAAAGTTTCTGTAGCCCCACCAGGATAAATTGAACCTGAAACAACAACATCTCCACCAAAAACGGCAACACCCCTGCTTGTAGAATCTTTTCCTCCAATAGATCCTGAAACTAGAAAGTTAACGTCACTCATTGTTCTTGGGTTAGGAGCGCTGGGAGAATCACCCACACCACCTGACATGAAAGCAATATATTCTCTTTGAGCATCCACAACAATGGCAGATTTTGCTCCATCAGTTTTTACAAAGAAATCAATTTGACCATTAGCAGGATTAACATAAACTGCTGGTTGCGAAGCATCGACATCAGCGGGAGAACCATATACTGCGAATGATGTTCCTTGATTTGATGTAACTTGAAATGTATTGTCAGGATAAGAACTTCCTGCTTCAAGGTTGATCTGTGCTCCTTGTTTTACATAAAGACTGCCAGACACACTTAAACTTCCTGATGTTGTCTCATCAACTTCTATCACCTGTCTTTCAGCATAAAGAGTTCCAGATACAACAAGATCACCTCCAAAAAGAGTGACACCTGTTCTTGTATTAGCAGAACCAGAAACAAACAAGAAAACATCAGAACCAACATCGTTAAACATTGCTGCATCTGAAACGCCACCTTCTCTATCCGAAGCAATAGAACCAGAATATATTGCAATTCCTACTCCTGTTCCGGAAATACTACCAGAACCAATAATCTTACTTGTCTCTAATTGACCCGCTCTAAAATCTTTTGTTGCCATTTTTAATCCTCTATTGCAATGTAATGAACTTCACCTGAAAACAAACTAGAAAAATTAGCTGTAAAACCTGAAGTTGTTATGTTGCTTAAAAAACATTCAACCGAACCAACACTAGACTCAAGAGTTGCAACAACTTTAGGAATCGAAGAAAAAGTTGAAGAAAAAGATATTGTGACACTTTCTTGATTGGTTACAGCTTGTTTGGCTGCTTGTGTATTTTTTCCACCTAGCGTTACAACAGCCATTATTTAACTTCCTTGAATTGCATGATAATGAATAGTTCCAGTAAATAATTGAGAGGTTTCAACAACAACATCTGATGTTGTTATGGAAGATATATAAACATTAACATTTGCCATGTCGTTAGATTCAGAGTCAACAGAAACAACTGTTATGATCGGAGCTGATGAAAAACTAGTGGAGAAAGCATGAGTTACAGAACTTTCATTTGAAAATACAATTGCTCCAACTTCAATTGTTGCTGTGTCTCCACCTGTAGTAGACTCAAGAACAGGCTTCTTTCGTATGAAAGGATATACTTTTCTAAATCTCTGTTTGTCTCTTGCCACTTTTAAACCTCAAATATATTCTAAGTATTCTACAATTATATAATTTTTGCAGCTATCGATGATAAATAGGACCTTTCACCTTTTTTCAACTGAATATGACCTGCTACTTTTTCATTCTTAAACTTCTCAGCAATAATTGTCAAACCATTTGAAAGAGAATCAATATAAGGTGTATCAATCTGATCAACATCGCCAAGAAGAATAATTTTACTATTTTCACCAATTCTTGTAATAACAGTTTTTAACTCATGAATAGTAGCATTTTGTGCTTCATCCATGATAAGAATAGTATCGCTAAATGTTCTACCCCTCATAAAAGAAAGCGGTGCAATCTCAATGACGCCCTGTTCTCTCATTGAATTAAAATAAGATAAGTCTTTATCTTTTAATCCTTGCCTAAAGTTGTCCATAATTGGAGACATCCAAGGCAACATTTTTTCATTTAGATCACCAGGAAGGAAACCAATATCTTTTCCAACCGGTTGAATGTTTCTTGTAATTACAATTCTGTTATATCTGCCAGAATGTAAACCAGCAATTGCAGTCATCAAAGTTAAGAATGTTTTACCGCTTCCTGCAAGCCCAGTTATCGTAACAAGAGGGACATCACTTCTTTCGAGTAAATTAAGGGCAAATAGCTGCTCTCTATTTTTATCTTTAACGCCTACCAGATCAAGCTCTTTTGCAGTTCTTATTCTGTTAATTCTTTTATCGTAATAACATCCAACAAAAGATTTCTTTTCCCATCTAATGCAAAGAAATTCATTTTGATTTAAAGTTCTTCCAATCTCTTCTTCAATTATTGGAACAATATCTTCACAAGTGTCTTCACTGTCAAAAAGCCTATCAATTAACGCTGGATCACCAACTGTAACATCGACATAACCTTTGTAGAATTGACTTTCATCACTAAGAACCTTATCTTTATAATAATCTTCTGAGTTGATACCTAAAGCATCACATTTAACTCTGAAGTTGATATCTTTAGTAACCAAAACGACTTTCTGATCAGATTCTTGTGATAGCTTTAATGCAACTGATATTATTTGGTTGTCGACACAATTAGGATCTAAACCTACGGGAACCTTAGCCTTTTGCGATAATAAAACCCTGATATTTTGTTTGTCAAAAATATCAATGCCTGTGTGAAGGTTGCCTTCTTTTCTTAAATCGTCAAGAAATCTATTTATATATCTTGCATTCTCACCAATTAAACCTTTTTTGTCTTTAAATCTGTCTAGTTCATCAAGAACAGATAGTGGAATTAAAATGTCATTCCCTGGAAAAGAATGAATTGAACATCTGTCATAAAGTAAAACTGAAGTGTCAAGAATAAAGATTTTTCTAACTTCAGGTTTTTTTTGTGTTTTCATCGACAATCCTATTGTTAATCTCATTAGTTCAATATAGAATATTATTCTAAAAGGAGTAAAAATAAATATGAAGTGTTTTTTACACAACAAGAAATTTAATAAACATTGCGCAAAAAAAGATTGTCGATACTGGATTAAGTCTTCATCATGTCAAAACTGTTGTATACTTGGATCAGAAAGCGCAAATAGCAACCTTACCCTACAGGATGTAGGTGAAATATTTAATGTGACAAGAATGAGGATATGTCAAATTGAAAAAGCAGCGATAAGGAAAATATCAGAAAGATTATCAAAAAGAATGAACTAAAATAAAAAAGCCGGATTAAAAATCCGGCTTAATTTTTATCTAAAAATAAAATAAATCTTTTATTCTTTGTCAGCTGTCAGAGAGTCTTTGACCAACTCTGAAGCAATCTTTTTACATTCACGTAAACCTTTTCGAATTCGAACACCAGCTGATTTGTTTCCTTGGGAATTTTTAATCAAATCTGTCTGAAGAGATTCTACAAGAGTACGAAGAATATCGTATTTTTCTACTAGTTGCTCATTCATTTTAACGCCCCTCCTTAAAGAATTAATTGCGGCTTATCTTCAATTTTAGTATCTTCTGATTCATTGTTAATAGTTTTTTTGAATTTTTTTAAAAAACTAGTCACTTCTTGAACTTCATTGTGATTCTCAAGAGTTAACGCTAACAAAAACATTATGTCATATTTCTGACTATCAGTTACACCAAAATCTAATATCGTCTTAGAAATATCACGAGATTGTTGTTTAAGCTTAACTTCTTTTTCTAAAATAACATTACTCATATTAACCTCCTACAATAATATCTTCAATTGTTTCAGTTTTGATTTTTATCTTACTTTCAGATAAAATCTCAACAAACTTAACTTGTTGTTTTTCACCTAAAACATCTCTTTTTATTACAGATATTTCACCCCACCTTTCCTCTTCGACAATGTCTAAAACATGCTCCCAAGTTGCCAAATCACACTCTGACTTACTGAGAACATTTGATAGTCTTTCAGGAAGCATTAATGAAATATCTTCGATGCTTATTGTTACTTCACTTTGATCTTTTCCACCAACTATGTCAGATCGACATATGTCAAAAACACGATGTAAGGTGTCACAATTATTGCATTTTACAAACTTTTCAATAACTTTTCCTGAATCATCAAACTTTGAATATACAGGAAACTTGTGATTTGTTACAAAACCATCACTAGTTTTAAAAATTGCAAGATAACAGTGACACTCAATAAGGTGCTTAAGACCAGGCATCTATTTCTCTTTTAACTCTTTTGTAACAGCTACAATTTCGTTAGACGCTCTAGAAAATGAAGCTTCAATACTTGACTCTAAAATTCTTCCGATTTTTAAAAGCTCTGAGCGTTCAACACTAATTGTACCTTCGTTTGACGAGTTATATAAGTCTTGAATTGCTTGTGATTTCAAATAAGAAACAACATTTGAAACGCTTTGCATTACTTTTGATTCTACAGACATGATAATTCTCCTATTTTATGAATATCAATTTTTCCAATTGAGAAAAAGTATCTTTTAAACTCTTTGACTTCAATTTAACTAATTCTATACAATAACAGGGCACATAGTAAAAACTTTTATCATCTTTTTTCATTTTTATCATTCTTTTCCCAATATTTCTAAAGAATCTAAGAATATAATCTAGCTCTCTAATAAAATCATTTTCTTTAAACATTGCATCAGGAATATAGACTTTTATTGTTTTTGAATTAATGTTTCTTATTCTATCTCTTATTAAGCTTTTTGCATCTTCGCTTTGGCACTCATTAACTCTTTTTTGAAGAAAAAGTTTATGTTTTAAAATCTTAGAGTCATCACAAATCGGAGAAACTGAAACACCCATCCTCGAAAGAGTTAATTTACTTCCCGTTGGTAATTCTTTTCTAACCTCTTGGGATATTGTTTGTCCAAGTTTTGAAGAAACAACTCCCGAATTGTGAACTATTGCCAGATCATTTAAGATGTTAATCGTATTTTCATCAAAGGAAATAACAACAGGAAAAACCTCAGTTCTACCTTGGCTGTTGTTTTGAATAATGTTGTGTTTTACTTCTGGGGACATTCCAAAACAAAAAATAACATGAGGTATTTTAGTATTTCCTGCTTGGTGTAGAAGATGATGAATTTCACCTACAGATTCAATGTATCCATCAATTATAATAAACTTATAATTGTGCATTGTATGCTCGTTTTTGGACCCTAAAAAATCTGTATCATAATCAAAACTAAAAAAGACATTATCCTTCTTTTCAACAACGATGTCTGAGCCTTTTGATTTTTTAATTTCTATTAGGTTTTCAAGTGAAGCATTTTCAAAGAACCATTGAGCAAACTTTCTGTTACTTTCATATGTTAAGCTTTGACAAAAGTCTTTACACATTGACTTATTGTATAAAAAATATTCAAAATTCTTTACATTTAAGTCTTCAAAAAAGTCTTTAACAAATAAATCACCAAGAAAAGGATAGTTTTTCTCACATTCATCAAACTCTTTTCTAATTAGTGATTTAAGTTCTTGATACTGATGATTTCCATTGTTTTTGTTTAGATAGTTTAATGCGACATCAGAAATTACTTTTGAATTCTGATATAAACAATTAACGCTGGATGAAATGTTATTGTAATCATCCAGCGTTTTATTTAGAAAACTATCAACAAAATCTCTACTATATACTTCTTTTTTAAGAGTCTCTCCAGAGATTGTTTGACGCATAAGTTAATATCTCCTCTGCTGAGTCTTCATTATACCCATAATCTTCTATTAATGTCAAAATCATTTCATTATATTTTTTCTTTTGGTCATCATCACGTGATTTACTCTTTGTAACGATTCTTGAAATGTCTTTAACTGACATAATGAGATATTGCTCAATGGCTTCTTTTAGAGGCCCATAAGACTTATAATTAATGGTCTCACCACGTCGCATCTTAGAGAACATGTAAGCTGTAACATCTGATCGGAAACCATCACGGCCAGAACCAACAACACCAATCATTTCCTCAATTGACTTCATGAATTTCTCATCTGGCTCTCTTTCTTCACGAGTAATCTTGTTCTTAACTTTTTGCTTTGTTGTATAACATTCAGCATTATCAAGATAAGAGTCAAACAAAGATTGTGCTTGTTCTTCATATGCAGTAATAAAAGCTTTTGCGATTTCTGTCTCAAGAATCTTAAGATATTCTTCGCGAATAATCATTTGAAGAATTTCAAGATATTTCTTCTTTGTATCTTCAACAATGATTTGCTCTTTAACTTGCTTAATCATACTATCCATAACATTGATAGGAGTAATCATATCTTTGTCTGAATCAGAAAGAGCAGCATCTAAAGCTTTCATAACGAAACGAGTTGAAATACCTTCCATTCCTTCATGCTTAGCTTCATCTTTAAGATCTTTAATATCAACCTTTTTAACACGGCCTTTCTCAATGATTGCTTCACCATTATAAATTTTCATTTTGGTAAGCAAGTCACATTTATTTGTTGCCTGAAGTCGACTCATAACTGAGAACATAGAAGCAACTTTAATAGAATGAGGTGCAATATGAGCATCTTTAAAATCTGAACGATTGATCATTTTCTCATAAATCTTCATTTCTTGTTCTAACTCAAGAACATAAGGAACTTCGATTTTAAGAACCCTGTCCAAAATAGCTTCGTTAGTATGCTCTGATTTGAATCTGTTCCACTCTGATTCATTACAATGGGATAATATAACCCCGTCAAAATAAATCATGTCATTCTTACCTGGCGAGGGGACACGCTTTTCTTGCGTTGCTGTCAACATAGTGTGAAGGAATTCAATTTCATTCTTGAAAACCTCAACAAACTCAACAATACCTCTATTACCCACATTGAACGCTCCGTTAAGAGATAACACGCGAGGGTCGTCTTCTGGGTATAGGTCTAATTTTGAAATATCTTCAGTACCAATTAAAACACTAACATCTTGAGAATTAGCATCCATTGGTGGGACAACAGCAACACCCCTTCTACCACGCTGAGAAAAAGATGATTGTTTGACGGGGAAATCTTCATACTTTCCATCGAATTCTTCAATAAGTCTATGTCTACATATAGGACATAAGTCACCTTCAATGTGAACGCCTAGAAGCTCTTCGAATTTAGGTCTAAGTGACCTAGGTAATAAGTGTAGTGGCTCCTCTCTAATAGGACAACCATCTAGATGATAATGATTATCAGCATGCTCTAAAGAACTCTTGATTGATTCTACCAGGGCAGATTTTCCTGCACCAACAGGTCCCATAAGTAAAAGAACTTGACGGCTTTCTTCTCCTTTGTGAGCAGCTGACTTTAAGAACCTCATTAGCTTGTTAATAACTGATTCCATACCAAAAAAGTCTTTCTTGAAATAGTCATAAACTCTAATTTTTTCACCGTTATAAACATCTCTGTATTCATCGTTGTCGACATCAACAGTTTTCATTCCAAAGTCTTTAATTGTTTCATAAAGGCGCTTATGTGCTAGTTTAACCTGTGCTGGGTCTTTCTGGATTTCTTCTAAATATTCTAAGAAAGTTCCAGAAAATTTTTCTTCTTTTTTTTCAGATCTTTGACTCTTAATTAAGTCTAAAAAATTCTTCTTTTTCATGTTACCTCACGAATGTTGTTATCTCTAATCTAAATATATCATTAAAACTGTATTAGTTAAACTTCCCATAGTTCTTCTTCAACGATAGTGTAAAGTTTTACATCTCCGGAATTCCATAGGTTCTTAATGTGTTTAACTGTGTTGTCAGCATGACTTAAATCTAAATCTCTGCCATCATGCTCATGTTTTAAAACCAAAGTTCCATCACTTTCAACTCTATCAACATAAATGTGTGGTATTGTATTTATTCCTGTGTTTTTAATTAAATCATCACGAACACTTTTCCAATCGTCATGATCAGCAACCTCAGAAATTACGACATCACCATTTTTCTCTGTCTGATGAGCGAAGAAATTTAACTCTCTATAATCTTCTTCTTCTAAAAACAATCTAATAGCTGCTATGTCATCATGAATTTCTCTAACCTCAAAACATCTATCTAACCCTTCTTCTCTTTCTAGCTTTTGAAAAATATAGAAACCTAAATGATATGGGTTAACTCCTCCAATGTGAGGTCTAACAACTGCATTATGCATTTTCATAAATGGAACATGATATTTGTCATCAAGTCTAAGATCATGTAATATCTTGTAATGCCAAAAAGAAGCCCAGCCTTCGTTTAATATTTTTGTTTTGATCTGTGGGATAAAATATTTGCTTTCATCTTTAACAATCTCAATTAAATCTGATTGCCAAGTTTTCCATGGGCCGCCGTATTCCAAAAGAAAAGCAAGAATATCGTGATCAGGCTCTAAAAGCATATTATCCAACATTCCAAAATCAATTGCCTGACCACTTTGTTTTAACTGATTTAATTGATTAATTTTTGACTGTTTGATTTCTTGTCTAGTCTTTCTAGGAATATTATATCTTTGTGTCTGAAACCTGATTGTGTGTAAGTCATCTAAAAAGTTTTCAACTCTTTCTTGCCCAATCAAAGGATCTTCAACATAGTTTTGAATTCTTTTCTTAGCATTTCTCATTTTTGAAACAACATACTTTGGATCAGTATCGCTAAAACATCTATTGTTCTTAAAAAAGTCACTATGTCCAACACAATGTGCCATAATCAAAATCTGAAGATATAGCGGATTTTGCTCCATCAAGTAAGCAATTGATGGATTTGAATTAATAATCAACTCATAGGGTAGTCCAGACATGCCTTTGTTGTAGAAAAAATGCGTTCGTTCAAAAGATTTACCGTAAGACCAATGGTTATAATGACTTGGCATTCCATGATATGCCATGTGTCCAATCATCTCATAGTAATCACAAATCTCATAACTAATCGGATGCCAATCTAAGCCATAACCATTTGCAATATCACAAATTGTATCATCCCACTTTTTTAAATCACTAAGTTTCCAATCACTCATTATAATTTTCCCCCGAATAGTTTAGCAAATTCTGGCCAAACATCTGATTTTTCCAAAATCTTTAAAACTTTAAAACTACTATTTTTATTTTCAACAACTTCAAAAACCTTAGCCATTTCAGCACCCCAGAGATTGTGAGCTTTAATTTGAATATATCCTGATAATTGACTCATGTTTGCTAATTGTGTCATTAAGTCAACAGCTTTTTGGTTGTCTTCTGGCCAGTTTTCACCATCTGAACAGTGAAAGGTATAAATGTTCCAACTATTTGGATTATACCTTTCTTCAGTTATGTCTAATGCCATTTTAAGACCAGAACTAATGTAAGTCCCGCCACTACTTCCCTTCTTAAAGAAATCATCTTCTGATACTTCTTGAGCTTCAGTTGAATGAGAAATAAAAACAGTTTCAACACTAGTGTATTTGTATCTAATAAATTGATATAGCAAAAACATAAAAGAACGAGCTAAAAACTTTTTATCTTTTGTCATTGAACCTGAGGTATCCATAATAAAATAAATCACAGCATTTGTGATGGGTTTTTTAGTAACCTCAATGTGTTTATATTTTAAGTCATCTTCATGAAACGGAAATCTTTCACCTGACTCAGTATCAAAAGTTCCGTTTTTCTGAGCTCTTTTTTGTCTTCTAATTTTATTTTTAAGAGTTTCTTTTTTTGAAAGTCTAGTTCTAATGCCTTTTGAACGATAACCTTTTCTTTTAATTTTCTCAGCTACAACAGTTGTATTTGCTTTCTTTTCTAGATCAGGTAAATTGAGATCATCAAAAAGATATTTTGCTAATTCATCTAATGTTACTTCAACTTCGTAAAATTCTTCACCAGGCTCATTTCCAGGCTTATCAGGTTTTCCTCCCTGACCTTTTTGTCCCTTTTGACCCTTCTTGATAACTTGACCTTTTTTAATATCAGAACCTGGTGCAGCACCAACACCTTTACTTCCTTGTCCTCGACCATAAACAAACTGAAATTCTTTGATACCCCTGACAGGTATTTTAATCTTTTTCTTTCCGTCTTGACCTATAATACTTTCTTCAGCAACAATGTCATGGATTCCTTCCTTGATAGCTTTCTCAATTTTCTCTTTATGACGTCTTCTATCTGTAGCTGATCTATCTGCATTTGTACTGTGTTTCTTAAAAATTGACATAAAAATTATTTCTCTTTGTTTGTTATAAGAATCTATTATAGAAATCTTAATACATAATTATAATTATAAATAAATTAAGATGAGATTTAATAATGAATAAAAATAATCCCCATTCCCATTCCTCAATTAAATTATTAAACGAAATAATTGAAGATTTACAAGTAATTTTTGAAAAAAATAAAAGAAAAAAGAAAGCAGAAGACAAACCTCATCCTACTCAGTACGGTGCCCCTCAGGGTAGTAAAAGAGATAAAGCACTCGATAGATGCAAAAAACTTTACAAAGATGGTAAGACAAAAGAAGCAGCAAAGTGCAGAGATAACATGGAAAAGAAAGAAAGAGAAAAAAAGAGTTTTAAAAATACACCTAGGCCCGATACTAAGAAAAATGAATCTAAACTAGATCAGGATACATTAAGAGAATTGCTAGAAGAGATTTTAGAATTTGAAAAATTAGAATATGCACTTGGTGAAGTTGAAAACTTAGAGCAAGATGGTTTAGAATTGATTGATGAAAAAAAGAAACGCAAAAAGAAGAAAAAGAAAAAAGCTTCTAAAGGATTATCAGCTGCAGTAAAAAAATCACTTGATAAAAAAGCAGATAAAAGATGCTTAACACGTGGTTCTGTTTATTCAGAATTCAGAAAAGGTCTAGCTGCTTATCTCTCTTCAGGTTCTAGAAAAGGTATGACTGCTCATCAATGGGCACATGCAAGAGTTAACTCTGCAACTCCAAGCAAACCATGGGCAACTGTTAAAAAGAGAAAAACGTGTCCGAAGAAGAAATAAGAAAACTTATTAGAACTATTCTTCTAGAAAAAGGTGATCCTAAAGTAGGGACAGGTAAAAAACCAAAAGGTTCAGGCAGAAGACTCTATACAGATGAAAATCCTAAAGATACAGTTCCCGTAAAGTTCAGAACAAAAGAAGATATACAAGATACATTTTCTTCAAAAGCTTTTAAGTCCAAAGACCACAAAAGACAATCACAAATTATTAATCTAGTACATCAACGTGTCAGAGCTGCATATAAAAACGCAAAAGACCCAGATACCAAAAAAAGACTTAAAAGAGCACTTGATTACGCAGAAAAAAGAAAAGAATCAAGCAAGAAAAAAACAGAAAGAATGAGGAAGAAGAAATGAAAATAACAAGAAAACAATTAAAAAAACTAATAGAATCCTTTCTTCAAGAAAAAATCTCAACAAAAACTATGAAGTGTCCAAAGTGCGGTACAATAAACGATTCTGGCATTGATAAGTGTTCAAATTGTGGTCATGATTATGATAAACCCTTTCAAGGAAGAGTTTGGAAAGAAGTTACAAAAGAAAATAAGAAATTAAAAATCTTCGAAAAAGTAAATAAATTCCTGTGTCCAGAACCAACAAAAAGTGTCGAACTTAACACCCTAAATAGAGATAAGGCCATCAGAGAAGATTTTATCAAATACGGCCCGCTTAATATTGAAGAGCCAGGTAACTATTGGAAAGAAATAGCAGAAAAATGGAACACAACTGAAAAAGCAGCAAAAAAGTCTCTTTGCGGTAATTGTGTTGCTTTTGACATAAGTCCACAAATGGAACAGTGCATGCCTGGTGACATTGAAGTAGACGATGATGGTGGTCGACTTGGATACTGTTGGATGCATCACTTTAAATGTCATAGTTTAAGAACTTGTAACACTTGGGCAAAGGGTGGACCAATACAAACCGACGAAGTATCAAATACTTGGTTTGAGAAAAACTCTGAAGCAGCTCTTAAAAAAGACCCTATCGAATAGTACTAAGATCTTTATCTAATATTTCGTCTTTTGTATCAAAAAGATCCTGTAACAAATTTTGACTTCTGATTACTTTATACATGATGTTTTCATCAGAAAGTTCACCTGCTTTTTCCAAACCAGACTGTCTCATCTTCTTTAATTTCTTTATCATTTTATCGAGTGGCCTAGTGATGTTTCTTTCCCTAGCTTGTTTCAATGCAACTCTGATTTCTTTTGAAAGTTTCTCTGATTTCTTGGTTACATTGTCAACATCAAGTTCATCTTTAAACTTTTTTGGTTTAACTAGCCACTTGTTATCTTGAACGCTATACACACCAGTCGAGGCATGATCTTCATCGTGTTTCTGCGGGTATATTTCAACCTCAATGTCTTTTAGCTCGATATCATGTCTATTATTCCAGAATGTCTTTTTTGCACTAAAAAACTCTTCAACTAAATCAAGATTATCGTCAACTGTGCCAAAATCAATTACTAGATGTAAATCAATATCACTAAAAGGTGTGTAATTGTAATTAGCGTAAGAGCCAGTCATTGTAATGTCTATTACATCAACAGGCACACCAAGATACTCTAAAAACTCATCAGCTATTTTTAGTAAAGCTTCTCTAAATTCAGGAAGAATCTCTTCGTCTTCATTCCATATCTTCTGTGACAACTTGCTGTGCGGTAGGTGTGCTGTCACTGTTTTCTTCAAACTCATTTCCGTATAACTCTCTATATTTTAGTAATGATAGTTCTTTTGCCTTAGCTTCGATTACTACATCGATGCATTGACCATAAGTATCAATCTTGTCATAAATATAATCAGAATGAGCATTCGGGTTAACCTTTTTTCCTTCTTTTTCAGCAGCAGACTCTGAATAATGACACGTAGGTCTTACATCGCCCCAAGTTTTAACTGCTAGAGCCAAAGCTTCTTCAGTTGTTTGTCCACCTGTGCAAAATTTATGATGATGAAAGTCAAAAACAATCGGAACTCCTGTTTTGAGATGAACCAAATCATAAAGCATGTTAGTTGAATACAGATTACCTTTATCATCATTTTCCACAGTTAATCGAGATTTAACAGATTCAGGAAGTTTTTCAAAGTTTTGACACCATCTATCAGTTGCTTTTTGATGGTCACCATAAGCTGCACCAACATGAATGTTGATTTTTGACCAATGATTTCTGGGCATACCCATTAAATCAAATATTTCACCATGTGTGGTCAAGTCTTTAAAAGAATTTTCAACTACATTTTGCTTTGGTGATGCAAGAATATTAAAAGGACCAGGGTGAAAAGAAAGTCGAATACCATTTTCTCTTGCATACTCACCTGCAATTGCCAAATGCTTGCAAATTTCTGTATAATCAGGTAAGTCTTTTAAATTATATTCAGATGCCCAAGGAAATAGGCAGGACGTCATTCTGAACACTTTAACATTGTTATTCTTATTCCATTTAAGGATAGGTAAAAGATCAGCTACATTCAGCTTGGCAAGGTGTGACGCATACTTTACGCCCTTTTGCTGGAATGTCCTTTTAATCATGCCGCGATTGTTGGTTATTTTGTTTTTGACAGAATTTTGAATTGACAGGTTGATGCATGCATAACCTAAATTGAGATTATTTTTCACAATTGTTACCTTTAGAGAATAAGTAAATTTAGGGGAACTAAAATGATTAGATTAGTCAAAATAATTCGGGGGGTTGCTGTGTTCTTTTTTATTATATTCTTTTGTTTTTTAAGTTGCACGCGTATCAGTAAAGTTGAAGTTTACAATAATCACTCAAATAAAATGGAAAGGACACTAGCTAATCACTATTCGTCACCTTTTCCAAATGAAAACTTTGTGCATCTTAAAAAATATTTACTTTTAGATGATGAAGGTTTTATCTGCAGTGATTCTGACAAATTATCAGAATGCGGTCAAAACGAAGCACTAGTATATACTTCAGCATCAGGAGGAGTTGTAAAGAGAACTAAAGATTCAATAAAGATTCTCACAGCTGCTCACTGGTGTGTTGAAGGTGAAAACGATTCAGAAACAATAAGAAACACCATTGAAGGTTCACTTTTGGAAGAAGGTGAAAAACCAATGTATTTTTTAACAGGTGACTTTTTTGGGAAAAGAGAAAAAGTAGAAATTTTAAGTGTTGATATGGAAAATGATCTATGCTTGCTAGAAATGAAATCTGAGTTCTCAAAAAGAGCTAAAAATATAAAAATAGCAAAAAAAGAGCCCACAATTGGTGAAAAAGTACATACCATTGCTGCACCTGAAGGTCTTAACGGTTTCAATCTAAGACTCCATTTCGAAGGGAGATATGCAGGTTGTACAAACGAAGTTGAAGGTTTTATGTGCTTATATTCTATTCCTGGTACTTACGGAACTTCTGGAAGTTTAGTTTTAAACGAAAGAGGCGAGTTAGTAGGTGTAATTTCAGTTGCAATTATCTCTTTTAATGACGTCACAGGTGGTCCACATCTTTATCAGATACAAAGTTTTCTAGATCAAAACCTATAAAGCCAAATAATTATTAACATTATTATTTATAAAGGCTTTAAAATGAAGAAAGATAAAATAACTCTGTCTGAAATTATTGACATTATTGTTCTTTTAGAAAAAAAGAAAAAACGCAAAAAGAAAAAAGCAAAAGACCAAGACGGTGATGGTAAAAACTCTTTTCGTGATGTTATGATTGCAAGATATAAAGCTTCAGGCATGTCACATGAAGACGCCGTAGAAAAAGCAATGAAATATGAGAAAATGAAATATGAAATTATTCGTAGATAAAGGTTTAAACCTAACTGAAGAAAAGGTCAAACTAGCTGGTGAGTTTTGTCTTTTTTGTGCAGAAGAATTACCAATTGAAGGTAATTTTGAAATATACATGGTTGCTGATAGAAAACCTCACAACATAACAACAACAGCTGCATATGAAATCGGTAACAATGTTTGTAGAGTTTATTGTAAAAATAGAGCACTAGTGGACTGTCTAAGATCAATTGCACATGAAATGACTCACATGATGCAAGATGAAATGGGACTCATTGTTGGAAATATCAGAGATGCAGGTGGTTTTCACGAAGACCAAGCAAATGCTCGTGCAGGTGAACTAATAAAGAGATTTGCTAAATCTAAAGAGGGAAGAAGAGCTATTTACGAAGGAAAGCTTAAGCAGAAGCTGATTTAGATGATCCACTTTTTAATTCAGCAATTTTCTCTTTTAATTCAACCTCATCAAAGCTTTTCATTTTTACATCAGCAATGTCAAAATGAACGTGAACAGCGTTATTATCTCTTTCAATGATCGAGCTTTTACCTTTTCCCTTTTTAAGTTCAGCAAATTTAACAAAATCAGAAAGATACTTGTTTACAAACTGAACAGATTTCCATATGTCATCTAAGTTTGCACCAGATATGTCAAAAGCAGCGGTGTTACCTTTCCCACCGTGTCCTCTGCCTACATGTCTTGCAACAACCATCTTCTTTACTTTTGTAATAAACCTATGCATCGCATCAAGATCATTTTCATTACCTTTGTAACCTTTTTTCTTTGCATATTTTCTTATGATTCTATCTTGATTAGCTTGATCTCTAACAACACTTGTTAGAACAGCGCCCTCGGGAAGGAAGGGTTGTAAAACAAGCCAAGCAGTTTTTCTAGCTTGAGCATTACCATCTGATCCCCAGTCAATACCAGTGCCACCCGGAACATTACTTGAAACCTTGTCAAGAGAAGCATCTAAATCAACATCACCTGCCAAAGATAGGTCAAGCTTTCTCGGGCCAGAATCTGCAAATTTTATTGCTAAGCTTTCATTAAGATACATGTTGCGAATTAAACTTCGCAAATGCTTTTCACTAATTTTCATGACTAAACCTTTCTAGAAAGTCTTTTAATCAAAGCTTTAAGTTCTACACCTTCATTTAGTGTTGAGTAATCACCCGCAGGAATTGTAACGTCAATGGTTCCACGTGTTTTTCTTCTACCTGTAATCATTTTTCTAACTTGTGCTGAAAGACCTTTCTCATCAATACCATCCCAGTTAGACCTAAAATATTGAACTCTTCCACGAGGCCCAGTGTTAATTTTAATTGAATATTCGCTTGGAATCTTTTTAGAAGCTGGAAGTGTATCAACAATTACCTGCTGAAACTCTGACTTAAACTCTTCAATGTTTTTATTATCACTCAGAGGTCCTGTTATGTTAACTCTAATATCACTTACATTTTTTGGAGCTAGTTGTTGAGTTGCTCTTCTCGCTCTTTCTTGAGCACCTTTTCTAGAAATACCCCCAGCTCTATTTCCGCCTCTTGAGCCGCCTCCTGTTGCAGGACAATTGTCTTTTTGGTCTTCTGTTCTAGCGTCAGGAAACTTTTCGTCAAGAATTCTTGTTGCTCTTGCGTTGTTGCCCAAAGACTTAAAAGCACCAAGTGGAGCATCTGCTTTCTTTCGTGTTAACCAACAACCTGTATCTTCACTAACTTTATATTCCCATGGGTCTGTGTCTGATGTAGTGTAAATCTCAACTCTATCTTTAGCTTCCTGTCCTTCACCTTCTTCACCAAGAGCAGCTTCATCTGCTGCATCTTCTGCTCCAGCAACTGCCTTTTCAACTTCCTTAGCGACTTTCACTGAAGCCTCTTGATACTGACCCCACTCATCTTGTGTCATTTTGGTTCCAAAAATATCAATAAAAGCAACGTCCATTTTATCAGCTAAAGGAGCTTCAACATATTCTCCATAATCTGATGCATCAAGCTCTTCATTGAAAACATTCAATAAATGTGAATCCATAAACCACTCTTTTTCGTACTTTTTCTGAAAAACATCTGAAACAAAAGAAACATCAAGAATTGTTGGAATTTCATTTAAAACTTTTTGAATCTCTTCTTCATCAGTTCCCATCCCAAACAAACCTTTTCCTGACATAATATCAATTCCGCTACCCTTTGTTGCGTTGTATAATCTTTTTGCAAAAGCTTGAGCCTCTTGATTAGAAATGAGCTCCGGTTGAGTCTTCCATTTTGCTGCCAACTGAGCGTTTCCTTGTTCTTTAAAGTTTTTTGATATCTCCAAGCAAGTTTTCTTGTATTCTTGATAAAGAGAAGCATCAAGAGCTTTTTTAGAAACTTCTCCTCCATCAGCGTGACTTGCCAAAAAATAACCTGCTGTGGCTACACCCAAAGCAACAACGCCAAGAGCAATCCAACCCGGAGGACCAGCAAGTACGCCAAGCGCCTGACCCGCACCAGCAAGTGCAGCACCACCTGCACTACTAGCTAAAGCTCCACCAGCTAAAGCTGCACCACCCGCAGATCCACCAACACTACCAATAGCTCCTGCAAGAGCCACGGGTGCTCCATACCCTGCTAAACCAGCGATTGTACCGTACCCTGCTAAACCAGCAGCGCCAGTTCCAACACCGGCAGCAACACCACCTAAAATATCTTTTGTAGCAGTTCCAGCCGATCCTGGACCAGCTTCATTTAATTCTGCTTCTTGAATCAACTTCTTGCGAATCAACTTTCTAATTTCACTTTCTTTTATATACATGTTTTCCTCTATGAAAATAAATCTACTATGCTACCTAAAGCACCACCAGCAACTGCCTTCAAAGTAGAAGGAATATCCTTTAACTCAAACTCACAAATCTTTTCAGCTATTAAATCTCTAACCTTTACGGCAAATCCAGAATCTTTAATAGCATTCTTTATCATTTCTTGAACAGTTCCCGGTAAAACCCCACTTACACCTGATGCCTGACCACCTAACATTGATTGAATAATCTTTTGAACAACAGCATCCTCAAAGTCAATCAGTAAAATATCTGCTATTTTTTCGCATTCACCCTTTTCATACATGTCATACAATTCTGAAAAGTTAAAGCCTCTCTTAGCAAAATTCTTAACTCTGTTTGCAAACCAAATTCCTAAAAAAGAATCTGAAGCAATCCCCATTGACTGCATCAAAAATTGCACAAAAGCAAGCACAGCATAATTACCAAAACCTTCTTTTCCTGCGTCAGCAACAGAATCAAGTGCTGAATCTATATTTTCACCACCCAAAATACCAGCATCAGATTCTACAGCTTTTTCTTCTTGCTCAACAATTCTTATAAACTCTTTAATCAAAGCTTTCTTTTTCTGAGATGAAATATTCTTTTTCTCAACAACCAAGAAAAACTTTGACATGTCAGCATATTTTAACAATTTCTGTTGTTTCATGTGATTACCTTTCGATATTTTAATTATTACACAGCAATGTTTAATTCTCTAAAAGCCTGTCAATAATATTTGACCTCACACCCCAATTCTTATGCTGATCTTTTCCCATGTGATGCTCATAATGCCAAGGCATGTTCTTCTTCCCCCATTCAACATCAATGTGAGACCTGCGATGCTTAATATAATACTGCACGCAAGAAATAACTAAAACGCCATAAAAAACCGGTGCTGTAAACAAAACAGGCAAATGCAAAACAAGCAAAAATAAAATACCAAGCATCTCAAACAAAGACTCCCTGGTAAACACGTTCACATAATTCTCATCAAACATTTCGTTCTTTCGTGCAATACGATGATGAGTACCAAAATGTCTTTTAAAAAATCGAGGAAACAACTTGACATCATGCAAGAAATACCTGTGGACCAAATACTCCATTAGATGGCCGTAGAACCAACCAGAAGCAGCGTGTAAAATCATAACAAACCAGAACATAAAACACCTCAAAAACACTGCAGAATTCAGTGTGGCAATGTGTTTCAGTATTGGTCAGTTAGCTTAGATTTTACTCTCCGCCGCCTCCATCACCGCCGACATCGCCACCAATGTCAAATCCAAAATCTCCAAAATCACTATCATGATTATAATCGTTCCCACCATAGCCAAAATACCAACGAAGCTTCTTTGTTAATTCTTTTTTAGCTTTACTAGCCTTACTTTTTTTCTTTTTCTTTCGCTTTCGTTTTCTTTCAAGTATCGGTGTATCTTCCTCTTGAATACCATGTGATTCATGTGCTTCAGGAAGCATATCAGAATTTGCTACTTCTACTAAACTATCTGCAGGAATGTTGTGCTCAACTAATCCACCTTCCCACTCAACATCATAAAAATTTATGTTACCGTTATTATCTAAAGAGTGCCAAACAACTTCACCAATCTCATTTAAAGCAGAACCCTTCCGCTTAACATGAGTCGCTCACGTGTGGCCAATAATGTCTTCATGAGCATCAGTCTTGTTTGGGACTTGGTCAATACCATAATCATAATAAGCATAAGAAGGTAACTTTTCCAATTCTTCTCTAATTAAATTTCTGATTGTTTTTAAAGTCAAAGATTCTTCAAGCCCACTTGTATCAATAACATCACCATTATCATGAACTTTAATCGAAGGATCTTTTTCTGAGAGCTTCTCAATGTATTTATCGTCATCTTCAACGTCAGTGTCACCTTCTTCAGCGTCCCTCATTGATTGTGCCACGAGATCAGCACCAGCTGCACCACCTTCATCTTCTAATTTTTTCTTTGCTGCATCAACTTCAGTATCTGATATTTCTAATGATGCCTCTATTAATGCTCTTAATTGTTTTCTTGTGATTTTTGATTCATTAAAACCACTTAATTGACGATTCAAACCTCCTAAATAAGGTACTAGCTCATCAAGAATGTCAACTTTTGTCAAGGGCTCATAAGAGTCAATTTCATCATCAATGCGGCCAACAGCCTTGTCAATAAGTCTTTCAACAGCGGGAAAAAATTGTCTTTTTAAATTAATTCGTTTTACCTGACCATCAGACAATCCAACTTCTTCAATTAAAATATTCATTAATTGTCTTTTTGTTAGTTTCATAAATTACTCTCAATTATCTCAATGTTATTAACTATTAACTGTCGCAAGGATTGATACATCTTTTTTTTAATAAACTCATCAATTTTCTTAGATAACCGCAGAGGAACAACAATGAAAATGTCATAAAAATAATAAACTCTATTAACGCCACGCGATGTTACTTTCATCTTTGGATTGCACAAAAGTCTCACAGCAAAATCAACTTGATTAGCTTTCATTCTAACCTCGAAACCAATTCTAAGCTTTTGGAAGAAATAAATGAAGTTCTACCTCCATAACTATAAATCTTGCAGATAAAAAAATCACAATCTTTTCTTTTTGGTATTGTTATTCCCACAACCAAAAAATATCCCGAGTCAAATGTATTATGAGCAATTATCTGCCCATATACAAAGTTTTCAGTGTCAATCCTCTTGACAATGTCCCCCAACATTATCATATCTTAAATAACTATTCGTCATCTAAAGATACTACTGTATAAACTCTATTATCAGTTTCTTTTCTCATTGTCCCGTCAGAAGCCATCAGGGTTAAAAGTTTAGAATACAAAAAATTACCCGTAACTATCTTTTCCTCAACAACAAGATAATAATCAGGAGGTGCTTCTTCAACAACAGGATGAGAACCTTGTGCCCCTAGCAACTTAAAAGTGGCGTTTAATCTAACCACATCACAAACTTTTGGCATTTTTCCACCACAATATAATATATATAAACAAGATAGATTATAATGTAATCGTAAATCTGGAGACATTTAAATGAAAATTACAAAAAGCGAACTAAACAGGCTTATTGAGTCTTTTCTTTCAGAAGATTTGCTCACAGAAAAAGTTGCAACAAATATCAAAAACCAAATCGAAGAAATTGATAAATGTTTCACAAACCCTAGTGAAGTTCCAAAAACTAAAGAACAACTACAAAAAGAAAAAAATCCGTATGAATTGGTTAAGGGCGATTTGTTACTCGATAAAGAAGAGTTAAAAAGTAAAATTGCAGAATTCAAAGCAATTATAGATGACATTAGAAGAACTCCTGGCGGAGAAGGCGATAAAAAGAAAATGAAGTTGCTCGGAAGGGCAGAAAGATATGAAGAGCTTGAAGTTAAGCTTGAAATACTAAAGTTAGCTTTGAAACATGTCGAAGACAGTGAACAACAACAAGCAGCTACAAGACCACTTCGTCCAGCTGCAACAGACTATGATAAAATTTACGAGTCTGAAGATGACATATACCATTACAAAGTTGACAAAGATACGGGTTGCTGGATAACAAAAAAGAAGTCAAGCACAAAATGGTTGAAAATCAAAGGTAATCCAAAAATTAAAGACTGGAAAAAAGTCATGGCTGCCCTTGATAAAAAATTCTCACAAGCTAGGTCTGAAGAAGACAAACAAAAATGTGATGCAGCTTCACCAGAAAAAAGAAAGGCAGGAGAAGGGCCTGAAAGAGGTGTTTCAAATATTGAAATCTATAACGCAATTAGAGATGGAAAAAGGGAATATGTTTATGTATCTGAGACAGACAAGAATGTTCCAGTATATGTGGTCAACCCTTGGGCTGTGGGTAGTGCAATCTTAGATGCAGCAACAAAAGGAGAAGCAATTTCTGCAGCAAGAGAATTTAAGGATGAAGTAAATGAGGGTCTTGTTTTCATGGATAGATTGGGCAACGTATATTTCTATGGAGAAAATATGCAGTCAGAAAAGATTCCATATTTCAATCCCGTAGAAAAAGAAGTAAAATATTACTCAAATACAGGCGCAGCAGAACTTGGAGATAGCTTTTTTAGAAGTAATGCGGGACTAAATGCTTCAAGATTATTCAATGACATTATCGGTTCAATGGGAACCGGAGATTTAGGAATGTTTTTACAAGCCAAATCAATAGGCTAAGTTTAAAACTTTAAATCTCAATAACATACAAAAAGTCATTCTTCGGAGTGACTTTTTCTTTTTGTCCGGGCCGACAAAACTCTTGATGCACAATGTCAAAGTCTTCATCTAAAAACAACATCGTTAAAGGAAAATAAACATTCTTCATTGTAAATGAGGCTCTAACAGGTGTATCATATATAAAAATCATTCCATGATTTTCGGGTAAATAATCTAAACCAGACAAACCTCTTTTTCTTTTTTCATCACTGCCTGCCACCCACAAACTATATACTTTACCATTTATCTTTGCATTTATTTTACTGTAACCCTGCAACACGTGCAATTTCTCCCTAAACTATTGTATACTAATTATACAAGGAGATACCACTATGCTTATCAAAAAACTTCTCAAGACATTACTGTTTACATCATTAATTGCTTCTACAGTTGCACAAGCAAATGAACCTAATATAGTGCACACTGCAAACATCTCAACATATCATACAAATGTTGATCATTTACATAATGATATTCACAACTATTGGTATAGAACACCTAATGTTGTAATTTGCGAAACATCAAGTGTCACAAAAGCGCAAGTAACTGATGCAGTAAACTTTTGGAAAGAAGCTGGGTTTAAAATTGGAAAAGTTTACAAAGAAGCTGAATCAAATTACAAATGCCCAACAAATACACATGACTTTATTTATGATGTAATCTTTATAACTCATGACATGCAAAACATAGGTAAAGAAAGCTGGGGCATGACAAAAAGATTTTATGACTGGTGTGATGAATTATACGGATCAAGCGAAAATCACTGTATTAAAGGGCAAGGTTTTCACTCATATGTGCTTGGTGCCAGAATTCAATTGGCAGATGACATCCAACACAACTCTAGGGCGACAACCGTAATTGCTCATGAATTAGGTCACGCCCTAGGTTTTAAACACGTTGATGATTATAACGATATTATGACCAGTCAACCAATCGGAAGATACCTTCCTTATTAATCCTCAGCAAAAGGATCTTCGTCGCCAATGTCACCTAAGTCATCTTCAACTTCCATATCAGGATCGTAGAGCTCTAAAGAATCATCAACATCAAAAACATCTTCAATCTCACCGATACCTAAGTTGGCGTCTTCAAGGGCGCCTGCGAGAGCATCAAGTGCATCATCTTGTTCTTCAGTTGTAAGTAACATTGCCAATCGAGCAAGAGCATTACCAATTGCATCTTTCTTTGTCACTCTTGATGAAACCTTTTTTGGTTTTGGCATGCTCATTTCTTCAGGATCTTCGCCTCTTAAAAGTGGTCTAACCTGACCTGACATCTGGCCAGAAAAAGATCTTTGAGAACCCGGACCACCTTCTTGCCCGTAACCAAATGGCATTTCATCGCCAGGCTTTGGAAGATCTTCACCCTTATACTTTACAACCTTTCCTTTGTATCCCATGACAGGTTCTTCACCTTCACCTGGACGATCTGGATAGAGGTCAACAGTAAATTCATCACCATCTCTTTTGAAAGATTTTGGGTCAACTCTCTCATTAATTCTCATCATTTCTTCAAGAATCATTCTCTTGAGAGTCGCACGACTTAAACTTCTTTTTTTCATTTTTTACATCTCCATAAAGAATATTAACTATAACTATTATGCTAAACCTAAGACATCTTAAATTTTCTTAAAGCAACCAGTGCATCTATCACAGGTGCCAAAGGCTCACCCTTTTCATCTAGCTTTCCATATATCTTGCCAGACCATTCCTGTGGCACCAACTGACCATATCTTCGATATCCTGCCCTGGGATCTTCACAATCTGCAGGTATATCCCATGTCACTATATCAGATCTAGACTTAATATAATATTCCCACACGCGTTGGGCATCAGCTGACACAGACTTACGATCTGAGGTTAGCCCGTGCTTACCAGAAAGCTCGATTGCAATATCATATAATAACGGACCATAACCACCACGAGAATAAGATTTCTTAACCTCGTAAGCGCCACAACCATTGTTAAATTCAGCTTCAACAGCTCCAACAGCACGATCACGAGCAACAAAGCCAGGCGGCGGATTATCCCAAGAAATACTATGCATCAATTCAATCTTATACCTTCTACCCGGGCCAAATGACACACTCACGTAGAAATCATCACCTAAATCTGACGGCATCTTCATTGCCTCAGAAATTATACTGCGTAATTTTCTTCTTGTGATTCTCATTTAAAATTATTTCTAATATTCATATTCCAAAACATTTCTCAAGCCTTGAGAAAATCTTTCTTCAATTTCACTGTCAAAATACGGATTATCAAAAACTTCATCAGGAATATCAATCATCGGCAACATATAATCCTTAATATTTTCTACGATGTCTTCAAAAGAATATCCTTTTTCCATCATTTCTTGAAATGCATGATTTGGTTCTTTAGCAACTACACTATCAAAATACTCAGCAACAAGATTTGTAATTTCATCAACATGCAAAAGCTTTCTCATAAAACGATTATCATCCGGACCTACTTCAAACTCTAAATCATCTAAATAACCTTTAAATGCAATTTTTCTAGGCTCATTATAATAGTGATCTAAGTCACTAGAATAAGAACCTTCATAACCAAATGTATCTGCCATATCATCTGCCATGTTTCGATTCATTTCATCATCAGATGTCGCAAGAACTTCAATCTTACCTTCGGGATCATAGTCATAAAGATCGCCACCTGGCTTGATTGTAATTTCTTGAATTAATTTTCTTAATTGTCTTCTCGTTATTTTCATTTCTATTGTTCTCCACTTAAAGAAAAAGAAACAACCACACCATAATCTGTTTCTTCTGTTTCAACACTTAGCCCTAAGTCGGGCCTATCTCTCGACAAACCATCTAAGATACTCTTATATATTCTCGCACGAGTAAATCTAACTCTTCCATCATTACCTAAATTTGGAACAGGAAAAATAACAAAGTTTCTAATCGAACTCAAATCATCACTTAGTGTCGGCAGTTTATTATCAATAAAATTTTCAACAATTTTAATAACTGAAGAAAATACTCGCATATCAAACTTATTTGTCTCATGCTCAAAACTTTTAGCACCCTCAACATTAAAATCTATCACCCACTCTCTACTCAAATTCTTAATCTCAACAATATACCGCAAGCCATCACTTGTTGTAAATGTGTATTTAAAAGATTCAACATTCGAAACAGGTACTTCTTTTTTTCCGACAATTTTTTCATATGATCTTTTTAAAAATCCAGACTCTGGAGTCTGTTCAGGCGCAATATCTTCTAGTTCTTCAGAATCATAAGGTTCAGAAGTAAACTTAATCTCATTTAATAAAGCTAATCTAATTAATTTTCTTATTCTATTTTTTGTTATCTTCATTATCCAATTCCATACTCACCATCTTTATCAAAAAGTGAGATATCAATTAACTTAAAACCTTCACCATTGAGATCTGTCCCTATGTTACCCGGTACTATTTCATTATAATCAAAGAAATAACCAGAGTTTTCCAAAAGTTTAGCTAATCTATTAAACTTTACAATGTTAATATCTTTTGAAAAAATCTCTCTAAGTTTGCTTAAGACATCTCTTTCAAGAATTTCACTCTTCTGTTCAAAGGTTAAGCCTTTTTCATCCCATATTTTTAATCCTGCTAATCTTTCAAATAAAGTTCCCGATTGAAGATTGTTTCCCCTAATAGCAGAATGAAACAAAATCTGCAACCATATGTCTTCGTTGCTTAGATTCATTCTTTTTTTGTCATGTTCAATGATTGCGTCACTAGCATTGCTGTATATTGGAGAAATTTTAAACCACAAGTTTAAAAAGTTATAAGCGTCTCCAGTTCCCGGAAAGACCTTTTTAATCTGTTCTCCCATTTCTTCCCACGTTGTAATAACATTTGCCTTCTCAATAACCAGCCACCGAGGCAAAGACAACCTAGGAGACCCATCTGGTTCTCTCTCATATGCATAAACCTTTGGAAAAAACTCAGGAAAACGATTAAAAAAATCCAACTCATTCTGATTTGAAATCTCAGATTCTGCAGAATAATCAATACCTGCGTCGGGACTCGGGTCATCCATTCTATTTGATATCTTTAATATCAAATCATTACTACCAGCAATTTCATAAGCATCACGAAAACTTCCGCCACCAAATCGACGTCCTACATTTGCTTCGAGCCATGGCCTGTTTAAAACTTGCTCACCATTTTGAACAACATATAACATGTCAGGATTCTCAATTAATGCTGTAATACCTTTTCCAAAATATTTCTTTTCGGGTGCAGAATATTCCAAAATAAGTTTTCTTAACTGTCTTCTTGTAAGCTTCATTACTTAAACGCCTACATCCGCAGAGTAATTAAGATTATTATGAATAAAGTGAATAAGCTTTTCCTCTAAAACAAAATCCTGCTCATGTGATAATCGACTTATTCTCTTAATAATTTGCTTCAAATCACTTTGTGACATTAAATCTGCACTTTTACCACTGATTGTATGTAATATGAGTCCACCAATCCACTCGGGATTATTCACAATTGAATCAGGTAACCTGCCAGGGTTTTCATCACTATAAATAGAATCTTCAACTTCATCAGTTATGTAATCATGAACATAAACTAATAAATTAATACCCATAGGATCTGATAATGTTTCAGTCAAAACATTCCACATTTCTAAATCATTGGGATCATTAGAAGAATATAAAAGTCCGATCTCTGGAATAAAAGCAAGTAATGCGTCTATTATTGCCTTTTTTTGCGTATTTACTAAATCACCCATATAATCGTCGCCTTCATAACCACCTTCATCCTGCAACATACTAGCTAGTTCATATCCCATGTTCTGATTCTCTTCATCTCCTAAAGCGATCAAAGTGTTTATGTTTTTCTTTTGTTCAGGATCAGAAATATAATCAACAGGATTCTTTGGAAAAACTGTCGTCTCTATTAATCTTCTCAATTGTCTTCTTGTAACTTTCATTTTAAAACCTCATAAATCTTTTTCATCTGTGTGTCTTCACCAATGTGAATTCCAGCAAAATCTACACCCATCTCATCAGCAACAACCTTCAAAGATTCAATATTCTCTAATGCATCCTCAAAAACTATCACCAACTCATAATCCCGCTCACTCAATAACTTCCTCAAAACAGGTGGCTTATTATCCGATCCAGCAGTCGCAAACAACCTCGGCATCTCATCAGACTCATATCCCTGCTTTATGAAAAACTTCACCAGACCCGGAATAGCACCAGGTGCACGTGCCGTGATAATTACAACATCCTCACCCTGCCGAATGGCCGCATCAAGGATCTGCATAGTGTGGGGTATCAATCCACCTGATACTCGATCAAAATCAGAAAAATCTAACTTATCACCCGCCTGATACTTGTAACTCGCAAACGCATGAGAATCTAAAACGCTTTCCTCACCACCACGAATCAACTTAACAACTGAATCCGATCGAACAATGGTGTCATCGAAATCAAAAACATATAAAACAGACATGACTATAAATAGGAAAAACTTTTAAATTTATTAAATCAGTGAATCAAAAACTTGATAAAGATCTTCAACAACTTCTTTTTGAAATTGGCTCCCTTTACCATCTGCAACTATTTTAAACAAATCAAAAAACGGTCCAAAATAATCTGCGTCAGGAACTTCGGCTATCATTTCTTTACTGCTTCTTCTAAAAAACTCTGACCATTGATTTGGTTTAAAACCATTCGCCTTAAGCCAATATGATATTCTTTAAACTCTAACAAACATCTCAGCAGGCATTGAAACATAAGCTATTTCATCAGCATTCATCTTTCCAACTCTAGCTAGATAATACTGCCAGTTTGTTAAACCATCTAAGTTTCTTGAACCACCACTAATAATCTTCTCAATGTCTGACTTTCTATAAACATATTCACCTAACTCATCGCCAGACCTTCCAACAAGCTTTCCAGAATCTGATAAAAGATCAGATGCCATTCGAATGTTCTTAGCATCGATTAGTTCTTTTGCGACGTTATCACCACCTACAAGAACAGTTAACATTAATTTATCAATAGCGTGTACAATTTCATGCTCCATTGTTTCTTGAATATTTTTTTCCAAACCTTCTTTTGCAAATTGTGCATAATTTATAAAAACTGTTGGAGGATCTGTGTGTCTCATCATTCCTCTTGTTGCTTTACCCATCCCTTCAGCTGCTGCAGACTCTGCATCTGTTATAATTTTAACTTTAATTTTTGACATTTTTTGAAGTAATGCATCTGTTAATATTTCTATATCCCTAGGTTGAACAGCTTTTCTATTTGATTCTAAAACTCCAGAATAATATTTCTTAAACAACTCTTGTGGGTTTGAATTTCCCATCACCTCAGACATTTTAATAAACTCTGTTCTAAATTCTTTAAAACTTTTAAAAACAATATCTTTCCCAGCTTCTGGATGCTTAAAGACTTTACCAACCAAGTCTTGCGGTCTTGCGTATTGCTTTGGAAGCTTTTCAGCTAACTCTTTTGACCATCTTAAGCAAACATTTCTTAACTGTCCAGTTGTAACTTCTTGAATAACCTTTGCAGAAGTTCTCTTCACAACAGCTTTTCCAAAATCATCAATTTCACTGTCAACTGCTTTACCAACAACTGTCATGTTTTCTACAATTTCATCAACGTATTTTTTTGTCTCTCCAAGCCTAGCAATAATTGTTTTCGCTTCTACATCTGTCAATGCTGATATTTGAGCAATTCTATCTTTTGAAGTAAGCTTGCTCCAGGAATTAGCAAACCATTGCTTGATTTCACTCATTTGAGTCCTGCTTAAAACACGACCTCTATCTTCAAGTGCCTGCTTTAAAGACTTTGCTACTCCTTTTGCGCCTTCTTTTCCTGCCTTCTTTACAGCTGCTCGAGCAAAAGCAGCACCAATACCAATAGCGGGAACAGCGCAAATAAAACTAAAGGCTGCTATTAAATAATCAGGAGGATCCTTAATAGCAGCTACAACACCTGCACCTATATCAGCTGCATTTCCAATTCCCGGGATAGCTCCTAAAATACCACCAATCTCCACAGTCCAATCAGCAGCTGAAGCTTTACCAGTATCAAGCTTAACTGAAGAAAACTTAATACCTTTTGTCTGAACGGGAACTGCATAACTACTTTTCTTGTCAAACTTCAAAGCCTTTTGATTAAATTTATTTCCATGATTACTTAGACTATGCGAAGAGTTAACAGCTAATAATTTTGCACCTTTCTTTATCAAGAATTGATGATCACTCTTGTTCGCTAAAATCATTACACTTTCTTTTCCCTGGTAATTAAAATAACCATAAGCAATAAATTTTTTATCATCAATAGATACCGATTCTAAGCTATCAACCTTCGATGATAAAAAATCTTCTTTTAATAACTCTAATTCTTCAATCAAGACTGATCTAACCAAACTCCTAATCTTACTTTCACTTAAAATCACAACATCAAACCTTGTCATCTTTATTTCATGAATAAATAGGAAAAACTTTTAAAAAGTTTCAGGAAATTTTTCATTCCTCTTTTTTACTTTGCGCATCCAACACTTTCAAAAACGCAACCAAATCAGACACTTGCTCATCATTAAACTCTCGACCCAACTGCAACCTTCCCATCAATCGCACAGCCTCTTCCAATGTCTCAACACGACCATCATGAAACCAAGGTCCAGTCAAGCCAACATTTCTCAAACTCGGAACCTTAAAAACCTCCTGATCGCTCACCTGCCCAGTCACACCATAACGTCCCAAATCTACATGTGTCTCATCACCATCCGGACGATAAGGCGCAACAACTCCTAACTTCTGAAAACTACGACCACCAAAAAGCGGACCAGAATGACAACCTACACATCCATAACTAACAAAACTATCTAACCCTCTTGCCTCTTGCTCACTCAAAACATCATCACCACGCATCCAATCATCAAAACGATCAGAGGTCACCAACGTGCTCTCATATAAAGCAATAGCATCAGCAACGTTGTTAAAAGTCAAACCATCTTCATATAACTTTCCAAAAGCAATCTCATAACGCTTATCAAGACTCAAAACTTTAACAACAGCAGATTCACTCGGCATTCCCATCTCACCTGCAGCCAAAATCGGACCCTTCGCTTGCTCAGCCAAATCAGGAGCTCGACCATCCCAAAACTGAGCCACATGTGACCAAGAATTAAATGTGCTCGGAGAATTACGCTCAACTTCTCTACCTAACGCCCCCTTCGACACACGCAAACCATCAACACCCCAATTTTCAACAGGATGACATGATGCGCAGGACTGCGTCTGATTAACAGAAAGACGTTTGTCATGATACAGTTGGTTTCCTAATGAAACCTTTTCTAAAGTTGCGTCATTGCTGTCTAGCGATGCAACAGGATTAAATCCGAATAGACTCTTAGATAAATCACGTGCTTCCTGTTGTGATTCAGATAAATGCTGCTGCTCAAGTGCCTGCATCTCAGCAAGTTCTTGTGCAGCTTGTTGTTCAAGTTGCTCACTATTATCACTCAAAGAAGAACAAGCAAATAAAATAGAAAATAACATGTGTATGACCTCGACTAAATATAAATCATACACTAATTCTATGATATTTTTAGGATGTTTTTTACTTAAATAGTAAAACTTAAAGAGAAGTGTTCAGGTCCGTCTGATTTAATTTCAGCATCAATACCATAATTCTTTAAAATTCTCTGATACACCCTTGCGCGTCTAGCATCACCCTCAAAACCACTCACAGGGGTAATCTTAAAACTACGCTGACTTCTTGCTGACTCATTCTTCAAATGGGGCAACCGGTTTTCAACAAAATCACGAACAATAGCTATTACTGTACCATAAACCTTCATGTCAAAAGCACCAGTTAACTCGTCATAGCTACCATCAACTAAACGAAACATAACATCCCAAGGTCGATGTTCTTTTTCAACTTTTTCACCCGTCTCTTCATCAACCACAAGTTCAGTTACCTTAGCAGCGTTATTAACACTAACCATGTATTGCTCATCAGAATCTGTCTTAAAAGCATAACTTAACACTGCAAAAGGTACACCTGGGTTATCAATCTGGGCACCCATAAATCTAAAAGAATAAGGGTCAGACTCAAACAACTCAAGAAGCAATGCTTCTCTTATGAGTTGTCTTAAGCGTGCTTGACTAAACTTCATTAAAGAAGTCCTTCGTCCCTTAGTCTCTGAATCTCATCAGCTATGTTCTTAAGTGCCATCGGGTATTTCTTGTCAAGTTCAATCAATCCCTTCTGAATAGCTGCAGAATATTCACGATCTGTTGCTTCTAATTCTTCTTGAGTATCAGCATCAAGATACTGTCTAATCGGATCCAAAACCATGGGAATCATCTTTGTCGATTTATATGTTCCATAATCAACCTCATAATCAGGATAAATTTCCAAATGATCTGGTCTTAAATTAAAATTTTTGTCGTGATAAAGCAAATCAGTCCAAACATCCTCTCTAGACATTTTTTGATGCTGATCAGCTAAGTAACGCAAGATAAAACCAACATTCCAACGCTCAGGGCCTGAACCAGCTGAATCCAAAAACTCTTTTAAAACAGTCTCACGAATTAACGCGCGCAATTTACTTCTATTCAATTTCATAATCAACTCCAAACAAATTATAAACATAAATAGGGAAAGTTTTCAAAAGTTTCCGGAAAATTTTTGGCACAAAAAACAAACGCCGGGGTTTCTCCCGGCGCGAATTTTACTTTTTTCTTTTCAATTTTTAAAGATGACGAGCAGTACGAGCGCCCACGCTCCTCCTGCCCGCCTCTCACACAATCCCTACCCCCGCGATGACCAATACGCGTCATTATTCGGATTACACTGATTCGCATGATTATCTAACTCAGCCTGTGAATACCCATCATTACCTCCTGACCCTCCTCCACTAGAATAATCATCATCATCATAATCATAACCCCAATCGTCATCCTCGTAAGCGCCACTAGGTAAAATACCCTGCTTCTCACGCTTACGATCATCATGAGCTAAACGATTTCGAATAGCCTCCATCATCATACCAGCCCAAATCGTGTATAACTTGTCACCCACAATCCAATACTCCATATAACTCCTGTCACCATTCTCACTCACATCATGAAAATTGCGCGCATTAGCATACCCAGGAACATCTAAATACAAAACATCATCCGCAGGATCTACACCCGCATGATAAGGCTTCACACCCGTAAACCACTTCCGAAACTTAACACGCTTACCATAAAGATTATTACCAATATAATAAGGTGAAACTCCAGAATCAAATCGAGGTGTCTTTAAAAATCGCTCGCCATAAACGCCATCATTATGCGCTGCAATCTCGTTGTGATGCGCCTCAATGTTTTGAATCAAGTCTTCAACGGATTCCCAACCTAAATCATCAACTCGGGAAACAGCAACAAACGTGTTGTAATACTCGGAACTAAAGGCTACTTTCCCAGGCAATATCAAAACCCTCCACCAAAGCTCAATATCTTGAGCACTGAGAGGTGCACCGGTTTCTAATTTCTTTTCTAATGCCATCATGTCTAAACTCCTGTCTCAATATGGCTAAAATGGGATTCAAGTATCTTGTCAATCTCGATTTGCGCATTACTACGCGGATCTGTCAAACCGCTCACTACATCATACATGTACATGCGTAGATCAGGGGTCAACGCGCTATCAAGCATGGGATTGGAAAGCTGCCCTCTTTCGATAGCATATGTTGTTTTCACAAAACAACTTCCACCGTGCTTTTCATGAATTGAAAGAATCTTTTCTGTGTCGTTTGCATAGGAAGCCAACGTCCACTCATTCAAAGCTCTCATGTTAACCATTGAATAAGCGGGATTCTGACCCCAGTAAACACGCAAGACACGTTGCGCGGCTTTGTCGCGGCGATGAAACTTCTCCATCTTAACGGCTAAACCCCATCGCCAATTAATACGATTTAGACTTGCGTCATAAAATAAAGCGGTGACCAAGTCACCGGGTTGGAACTCATAAACTTTTTTGACCATCTCGGTCCTCCTTTCATAAAGTTTGATTTGTTTGTTATGTTATGTCCTTACCTTTATCTTTATCTTTATCATTATTATTATCTTTATCTTTATTTGTTGTTATTGCTAACAACTATTATAGTATACACTAGTGGGCGCAAGTTTGCACGCCCAACAAGCACACACAAAAAAAGCGCCGAACCGGCGCGAATTTTTTGCTTTTTTAAAAACTAAACAAACCGAATCTTATCACCCAAAGCCGCAATTATACTCGGAGCTCCCGCCGACTTAATAAACTTCTTCTCAGTGAATTCCATACGACGGCCATCGCCAAAATCACGATATTCTTTACCTGTACAATTAACCAATGGCTCTGTAACCACATCAGCACGATTATCTAAATAAAACGCCCAAACATTCGCAGCATCATCCGAAGTCGTCATCCGATCACTCATAATGCCACTATTACCAGCCAACTCCATCGCAATATCATACATCATGGGTCCAGCACCATCAGGTGCTCCATCACGTAAATAAGCACGATGCACTTCCCATGTTCCACCACAATACTCCGGCTTCCAATATCTCATATCCAACTCAGCCTTAAACACGCCCTTCTCATCAAGCATTCGAATCTTTAACAGCTCCATAGGCTCGTGCTCAGGAGGCCCACCGTCAGAATGAACAAACCAGTCATGACCACCTGGTGTGTATGTGGTTTCCTCAACTGTGATATAGAAGCCTGGAGGCAAAAGCTCGGGCTGCAACATCGGCATCTCGTTAATCACACCCTCTATCAATCTTCTCAACTGTAGTCTCGTTATCTTCATGAGACCTCCTTTCTAGATAAATAGGAATACAAACTCAAAAAGTTTTCAAAATTTTTCCGGAAATTTTTGGGCCAAAACCAAATAGCCACAGCTCTACGATTCCCAGAATGACTCCAAAAACCCGAATCTCTCCCGTTTTACTCCAATTCCTTGCTGTGTGTGATAGGGCTGAGGTAAAGTTTTGTAAAAGTTGGACGATCGGTGAAGAGACTAGGGCGACCCTGGCGCGGAGTCCAGATGCCGGTGGGCTGGACACCAGGGCCGCGCCCTGCCAGGGCCCCCTACTAGGGTTCTAGATAGGGCCCAAAGTAGCCCCCTCGAGAGCCCACTAAAAAGGGCCCTAGATAGGACCCTCGATAGCGCTGTGAGAAGGCGCCGGAGGCTTAGAGCTCTCCGTTGGCGATGGCAACCAGCTGACCGATATGCTTGATGGCGATTCGACGAGCACGTTGGATTGGGGTCATGTTGTGAGCACCACAGTATCGATACCAGCCAGAGCGTCCACCACGTTGACCACGAGCAACAGCTTGGGGCGAGGTAAGCGACTTCTTGGCGTAGCGTTGTTGGTTCTTGTGGTTAAGACCTAGGAGCCATTGCGCGAAGTGAGTACCAGCAACGCTATCCGCGGCGTTGAACCCGACGCCGTTGTGGGTATCCGTATGGCGTGAGTTCTGCTCAGAGGCGGTTTGGAGTTTGAAGAGTCGCACGATGGCGTTCTCGACCGCTGAGTCCTTGGTTTCGAGGAGGTTACGAATCTGGTCCTCAGTCCAGACGCGTTGTTCCGCTTGGGGTTCGGGAGCGACCTCAGTTTCCTCAGGAACTTGGAATTCGATTTCGGGATATTCGACCTCGAACTTGCCGTTGTGAGTTAGGTCATTGATGACCGCTGAGTGATCCTCGGACTTCCAGCGAGATTGGAGTAGAGCTTCGACGATGTTGAGTTGTTCGACGATGTTGTCCTTTACTCGATAGAGTTCTTGAGTTGAGAGAGAGTTGAGGGACTTGATGAAGTTGGTGTTGTCCATGTTGTTTGGCTCCAGGTTGGGGTTGTATTTATATTATACCCAGGTGACCTACTTTATGCATGTCCCGGGCAGTGAGACCTTAGTTGGTCTCAAAGCCAGTTGCTTCGGGAGTGTCGCCGCTGCGAACCCAAAGAATCTGGAAGTTGTTGTCTGAGAGTTTGATGTTGTCCAGAAGACCATGGTCATCACGCAATCGACGCAGCGAGTCCAGAACTTCGTCACGAGAGAAGTTTGCGGGTCCACCAAGCTTGTTCCAGACATCGCGATGACGAACACAGGTTCCTGGCTTGTCGAGGAGTGCAGACGCGGCTTCTGCTACAGCGATGTCGATTTGGCGACGACGTAGAAGCTTGTCACCCTTGATTGCACCTCGTTGAGCTTTTTGAGTAAAGCAGATGTCTCCATAGTCAGAGCAGACCGTGAGGTATTCTTTCTGGACCAGCAACGCGAAGGTCGGCAACGGGAGGTGAGCATCTTGAAGGTCTTTTTCTTCGAGGAAGCGATGACGTGAGTTGCGGTCACCGGTGGCGGAATCCTCGAGAGTTCGAAGGACGAGGAACAAGAAGTTGTTGGACACGCGGTCTTGACGCTTCTTGGTGTGACCTCCGAGAGCTGGGACGACGAGTGCGGGAAGTTGAGCAGTAGACTCCACGAGGGCGGGAGCGTTTTGGGTTGTGGTGAGTTGTTGTGTCATGGTGACTCCAGTTGGGGTTGTAATAATATTATACCTTAGTGAGCTTAATTTTACATGTCTAGCGCCAAAGCGAGGGGTCCAATGAAGAACCCCAAGCCAGAGCTAGGTTACTAGTCTTCGATAACGAATGGATCGCTTGAAACTACTTCGCCTTCCTCATCGAGTGATTCAAGCCAGCCAGTCAAGGTGAGTTGATTGGGGTCTTGAGCCGGAGCTTCTTCCTCTTGAACTTGAGCACCTGATTCGAGCAGGAGCTTACAAGCACGAGCTATAGCAATGCGCTCGCCTCGAGAGAAGTTCGAATCAGCGAGCTTCTTGAGTCCACCTTCTTCTTGAACTTTGAAGATGGGAGCTCCCTGGTAGATGATGGTCTTAGCATCGAAAGGACGACCATTGCACTCGCCTTGAGCTGTGTACTCGGGTCGAGATTCATTAGAGTTAGGGGTTGCGACTAGGTTGAGGATTTTGATTGAATGAGCCATGAGGCATCTCCTGAGTTGTGGTTGGTTGTTGGGGTTTGTAATAATAGTATACCAGGTTGAGTTAAGTTTTGCATGTCCAGCATTTAGGCCATGGGTCTTAGTTTTGTAGAGCCACCTCACGGATTCGAGTGTAATGTCCATCGAACCAGTATGCATCGACGGTATCGTGAGGTTCGTATTCATCCATGTCATCACGTGCGTTCTCGACATCGGCGTGGAGTTCGGGATTAGTTATCCAGCGTTGAGCTCCTTCGAGGGTGGTGAACACACCGAGGATGATTGATGGTGCATCGTAGTCTTGAGCTTTTTCGATAATGTAAACGTTCATTTTGTTGCCTCCTAATAATAGTATACCACCGCGACTAAACTATTGCATGTCTCGACACAAACCGCCACTCAAAAGTTACCCCTATATAGCAACGGCACCGATAGCTATTTGCCCCTCCCGATATACCTCTCACCCCAGTGACACACCCGACGTCTCACTTTCCTCTGCACAAACCCAGTAGTCACCTACCCGCACTGTTGCACCACTGTGCGCCACACACCCAACCATTTGCCACCCTGACGCTTTGCTTCACCCAGATCTGTCGCCCTTTGCGCATTACACCACCTGCAACTTACCCAACGCCGCATACCCATACTGCCACTGCACTGCAACGCTTCGCCCTCTTAGATCCCCTTCCCTAACTGAGAGCTCTTCCCGCTTTCAGCCGCCTCATGCCGCTCTCCCTACCTCTCACAGCTTGCGTGTTCCCTTCACCCGTATGCTCGAAGTCCCCTGAAAGCAGTTACCCGCCCCCGGGGAAAGTGAACAAAATGCACTGCCATGAACGACAGAGCTGCTGCGACCCGTGTCACAACCGTTGCTCCCGAGCCTTCCAAAAGACCGTGTCATCCCTGTCATTCGTATGTTGCTTTGTGATGTAAGTGACCAAGAAAAGTCGCGACCCTCCCCCGGACAATGTTCATCAAAGTCTTTGCAGTGAGTCATAAAGCTGAACGATCGAGTGCTGATTAGCGCTAGACATCTTGCGCCCAAAGACCCATAAGACAGATAGAGATACCCGTTTTAACCCGAGCGCACGATGCAGGGAAAAAGCTTAGCGCTTGACGTCTAGTGCCCAGCAACATACGATAGCCCGACTGTGGTTAAGTGACCACAGCCAGATTTTCGTAGCAGTTAAATTTTGTAGTGTTCGTGGAGGCCTGCGATAGAGAAGCGTTTTAGGGCTTGGAGGGAGGTAGCTTGAGCTGTATTGGGTTGAGCTTTGAAGATGGGGGTGTATGATTTTTTGATCATATCGTAAGTGCCTTGAGGGATAGGTTGGGGTGGGAGTCTGTCTTTGGTGCGGAGTTGGTTATAGGTGGCGTTGGTATCTTCGTATGATAGACCTGATTGGATTAGAGTATGGATGGTGAAGACTTCGAAGGCTGAGTATTTGTTTTTGTTGGACATGTTATAGTTCCTATATGATGATTGAGTAGTTTAGAGATTTAGCCGCATGTGAGAATTAGTTTCGGAGGCGGTTGCATCTTGGGATTAAGTTGTTGTTGATGTATGTGAGTGAGTCGTCTGGGAGTTTATGTAGTTTTATGCCGCTTTTGCATTTCGCATCTTCGGGAAAGAAAGCGCTGATGCCGTGTTCAGATAGGTTTAGGTCTTTGATGTAGCCCGAGAGTTTATCAGATTGTGAGTCGTATTTGAGAGAGGAGAAGATGGCAGATTTGTTATTTGGGAAGAGGTAGTATGTTTCGCCCATTGTGTCTGAGTAGTTAGTGAGTGTAGATTTGTAGAAGGTTGAGGTGATATTATTGAATGTGGTTTCTTTTAGAGATTGAGACATAGAGTTATGGTTCCTCTGGGTATTTGGGTTTGACGATGAAGGTTTTGTCTTTGTCGTATGGTTTGTCTGTGCGCCATTGATTGATGAAGATTTTAGCTTCTTGGTAAGATGATGCTGTGTGTAGTTTGATGTTGTCGAGGTATACGACATATTTCATATTTTCGGGCATTGAGTTGAATTCCTTTTTAGCCGCCTGTGAGCGGGTTATTGGTGTTATTATTGTACTATATCTTTTGTGCTGTTTGCATGCACGAGGTTGTCATTCTGACCACTTTAGATTGTCGCGAGGCATATTACAGTGGCGTGCACTCGCATATCATTGTAGGTTCATTGGCGGGTTCTAGACCTGTGGGGTATTCTGCGCCTGATTGAGCGAGGCTGATACCTAGGCCGAGTGCTGTTGCGAGTGCTGTGATGGTGAAGAGGGCGAAGCCGTTGCGTTCAATGAAATCTTTCATGTGTCTCCCTACCCGTTGAAGATGGCGTTGAGAATAGCGATTGTCCAGAGGCCCATGAGGCCGAAGCAGAAGTTTGCGATGAAGAGCCAGTTTGGTTTGATAAACATGTGTTTGTGTCTCCTGTTTGGTTGGTATTTATATTATACACTAATGACGCTATATTTGCATGTCGGGATAACGGGTTAAACGTTTTTGTTTGAGTTCCTTTTGAAACCAGCCGCTGATGCGATGTTTGATAGTTTTGAGTTGAGGACGGTGTAGCATTCGATGTTTCTTTTGTGCCACGACGGAGTTTCAGCACAGTACCATTTTGATGTTTGCGCGTTGAAGTTGTATCTGTCCTTTCCGATTTGTATCGATGGCATGCCTGATTCGAGGAGTTCTGGGTCTTGAGTTTCTCGTATTTTAGATAGCTCATGGTCGATAGCTGTTGATAGTGATTCGAATTGGTTGTAATTATTGAATGTGACGGTTCGTCCGAGGATGTTTAGAGAGTCTGCTGGGTTGATCCATTTAGATTTTGTAGTGGTCATGTTGTTTGCTCCTATTGTTGGTTTGAGGGAATGATGTCGTCGATGTATTGTAGAACGACATCGATAACTTCTTGGCGTGAGTTCTTAAGAACAGCTTTGTCGATGATGTCTTGTTTGATTTGTTGAATCCATGCGTAGTCTTTATTCATCGCTGCGTAGTTTATCATTGAGATGATGTCCATGTTATTTACTCCTGATGAATTAGACGAATCGTTGAGTTGATTCGAAGATTTGTGAGCGTTGTGCATCGGTTGGGTAGTCAACGAATTCGTTCCAGAACTGATCACATAAGAAGTCTCTGAGTATTTCTCTGGTGATTGGTTGCCCGACAAAAGCATATGATGAACGAAGGTCGCTGAGGTGCATTGATACTTGATTGTGAATCCATATATTGAGTTCTTTATCCATGTTATTTCCTATTGGTTGG